ATGAGCATTATCCCCAATTCCATTATCGAAATTAAACCACATCTCAATGCTGGCAAGGTATTGAGTGAGGTTGAATCCATAAAATTAGTTTCACCTACTACTTTTTTTTCAATACCTTTAGCTATAGAAAAAGTTTCAGCTGGTTTTCCCTCTCCTGCTCAAGATTATGTTGATCGAACTCTCGACATGAATGAGCACCTAATTAAAAATGAAGAAGCAACATTTATTGTTAGAGTGGCATCACTTTCGATGCTTAACGCTGGCATTGATATTGATGATGAGTTGATTGTTGATCGTAGTCTTGATGCTAAACACAACGATATTGTTGTTGCACTTATAGATAATGATTTTACTGTTAAACGCTTAATGATTGATGAAAATGAGCGTTGGTTAAAAGCTGAAAACCCAGATTATGATGATATTCATCTTCATGACGGGCAAGAACTAATAATTTGGGGCGTGGTTACCTATATTCTAAAAAATGCAAGAAAAAAATCATGAGGCACAAAGATAAAGTCTTTTTTCTCATAGATGTAAATAACATGTATGTCTCATGTGAAAGAGTCTTTAATCCAAGCTTAAACAATAAGCCGGTCATCGTTTTATCAAATAATGACGGCTGCGCCGTTGCGCGCAGTAATGAAGCAAAAATCTTAAATATAAAAATGGGTGTGCCATTATTCCAAATCAGAGAAATCGTACAAAAGCACAATGTAATTGTTCTCTCTAGTAATTATGAACTTTACGCTGAAATGTCGCGCAGATTTCATAAAATTCTTGCATCGTATGTAACTGACGAAGATGTTGAGAAATATTCAATAGATGAGTGTTTTGTTGATTTTTCAGCTTATGAAAAAAATTTTGACCTAGAAAAGGTCGCTCAAGATATGCGCTTAAAAATATGGAAATGGCTTGGATTACCTGTGTGCGTTGGAATCGGTAGAAGCAAAACAGAATCGAAGATTGCTAACCATATAGCTAAGAAAAATCAATCGTTTAATGGCGTTTGCGATTTGGTAAACATGGACCCTTGCAATAAAGAATATTACTTCGCGCAGATTGATGTTTCTGAGGTTTGGGGTGTTGGCCGTAAGCACGCTAAAAAGCTTCAATCAATGGGAATTAACACTGTATTTGATCTCGCATGTAGTGAACCCAGGGAGATGCAAAGAAGATTTTCTATTGTGATGGCTCGTACAATTAATGAGCTGCAAGGCATCTCTTGCCTTGAAATTGAAGACACCCCACCCTCTAAAAAGCAAATTATTAAGTCATGTTCTTTTGGTGCAAAAGTTACAGAACTCATTGACCTTCAAGAAGCGATAGCGATGCATGCTCAAGAAGCTTGTAAGAGATTGAGAGATGATGAGTCATTATGCGGGTGTCTTATTGTTTTTGTTCAATCTAGTCCTTTTGATGAAAATGTACCTTTCTATAGCAAGTCAATAACCGGCTCATTTTCACAGCCAACAGATTGTGCGTTAGATTTCGTAAAAGCCGCTACAAAAATGGTATCTCACATTTATAAAGAAGATATTAAGTATAAAAAATGTGGTGTCATATTAACTGGGCTAGAACCCAAGGCTGGCCATACATATGACTTGCTCACAGATTTTGATGCAATAGAAAAGAAAGAACAGTTGATGAAAACACTAGATAGCGTGCACACTAAATTCGGAAAGAAAAAACTCGGTATAAGTTCGTGTTATGTACCAGGTCGCAACTGGTCAATGTCACGAGACAAATTAACTAGGAATCCATTTAAATGGGATGAACTACCACTCATAACTAAATGAGCAATTTTTTGCTCACTTTCGTCGGATTTTAAAATTTTTGAGCAAATTTCTGCTCGTTTCACTATCAAAAACTTAAAAGAATTTTCCATTTATTCGACTAGATTAATATTTATGATTATCTAAAATAAGCTAATCTCAGAAGTACTCAAAGTTATGAATTCAAAAATTAAAGTTTTATTAATAGATACCATTGGTTGGATTACTTCGATTTGTATCATATTTTTCTTTTTCACTCTTTGGCTATATTCCTATAATCAAATTGATAACCCATTAAAAGAAGCTTGGTCTCTAACAGTAAGTATACTTTCAGCTTTAGCTACTATTGGGGCAGGAATAATTGCAGCTAATTTATTTAATGATTGGAGAGAATCTCAAACTGGCATAAATAGATCTGAACTTGCTAAAAATACACAAACATCTTTATATAAACTTGTAAGTTACCTTGATTATTATCATCAGTATGTAATGACACAAAAACATATATTTATCGCAAAAAGCTTCCCTGAAATTAGTCAGAATTTCATCGATCAGGCAGAAAAAATAGCTAACGAATGTGAAGAAAGAAGAAGTATTTTTCGCAATGAATGCGAAGAGCTCTATAAACAATTTCTAATCGATTTAAAGATTTATGAAAAGACTTTTGACACTGATCTTAATCTAGATTTATCTCGAATCCGATATTACAGAGGATCTATTGGAGGAATGCTAAGAGACTTATCACAATCAAAATCAGTTTTTGAATTAAATAGAATGACAAATCATATGAAGACTTCTAAAAAATTATTTAATAAAGAAATACTTGATATCGTAAATTCTGAAATGTCTCAATATATTAATTTAAAAGTAAAATAGTATTTTTATAAATACTGAGCTTTAAAAATCCTCAATTGAGGATTTTTTTATATTACTTTCACTCAAATACATAGATTCACATTACTCTTGATCGTATGAGCTGAGCATCCAGATAAATAAAACTATACAGCACTGTCTATCCCTCTTTGTTAACATTGCTCTGCTTCATGAAAATAAGAAGGTATAGATTTGGCTACCCCATACATAACTATAGGCTGTCCAACTACAGGAGGCGGTCAAGTAATCTCAGGGAACAGTTTGTTTCTAATTGATGGCATTGCCGTTGCTTGTGTCGGTGATAAAGCAACCTGCCCAACACATAAAATTGTCGCAACAATTGTATCTGGCGATCCGAATATGCAAATTTTCGGTAAAGCTGCTGCTCGTGTTAATGACTCTCTTTCATGTGGTTGTAAACTTCTACCAAAACAAAATTTGGTCGTTCAAGACAACGGCGGTGGAGCCGCATCTTCTGCTGCTAAATCATCACCAGCCCCTATGTCTCAAAAACAACCAGCAACAGACACCTTTGTAAAAGATGAGTACGAGAATTACTACATAGAGAATACTAAAACCACAATGGTTCCTTTTAAACCTTGGCTATATCCATACGATCAAGATAAAGCAACATTATTCGGTTTAGCTATGCAAGCTATGTCCGGTGCTTGTACATTTGAAGTCTCATATAAATTTGAAAAACAAAATCTATTCGTGACTGCAACTTTACTACCTCCTGCTTTAAAAGGGGATGCAACAATTTACCCTCAAGCAGCATTGCGTCTGTTTAAAGACAAAAAGCAGATAGGTGATGTTGTGAGATTGAAAGTGGAAAAGGGATATTGGAATACGGAAAATGATAGGCAACCTGTCGGTAGTTGCGAAATTAAACTACCTCCCCCAGACTTATCAGTAATCACAGTTCAATTGACAATGAAATATGATGCCAAGTTTGATGGTGGAACAGTTGTTACAAATCCACCTCATGTAGTGCATGAATTTACAATTACATCAGCAGCAAGACGGAAGAAATGAGAAAGACACTTACCTTAATTATTCTTGGCACAGCACTTCTGGGTGGGTGTAGTAAAGCTTCTGAAAGCACAAATCAGTCGGCGGCAAAAACTGAAACTCCAGCGCCTAAAAAACTATCTGCTAGAGATCAGCAGATTTTGGAAAAACATAATGAGTATGTGCAGAAGTATTCTCTTGAGAGCCCAGACGTTCTAAAAAAACGAATGCAAGAGTTACTGCCTGAAATCAACACAATGGAAGATCAGGGCAAGCGAGAAATGCTTCAAATGAATGTGTACTTAGCTGCACAGATGTATGATGAAGCATTGGCTTTAAATGAGAAACAAATTGCAAGAAAGCCTGAAAATCCTGCTTTGTATCTAGCTAAATGCCAAATCTTTACTATGCAACAAAAAGACAAGCAAACAATTAATCAATGCTTTGATACAGCAGCAACTGTTCTGAAAACAGCACTAGATAAACCAGAAAACAAGACAGATCCTGACTATAAACAAGGCGAGTTTTCATACTTACTTGCTAAGTACAAAGCTGGTCATCTGGAATACAAAGAGAAAATGCAAAAGTTCATCGCGGATACGCAAGATGAAAAACTGAAGAACGCATTCAAAACAATTTATGATGCAGAAGTTCAAAACTGAATTCAAAAAGCCCTGATCATTCAGGGCTTTTTTTAAATCGCTTTAACGCAAATTGTGACATTTACATTGCTATTAATTGTATGTGCCGTACAACCACATAAAAGAAAGCTCAGTAATAGTAACTTCATTAGGCTTCAGAAACCCTAGTAGCTGTTACGCCCTTTAATTGCGGTAAAGAATAACGCTTACTTGCTGGTTGAGGTGTACGTCCATACCAACGGAACTCTTGGAAATCTGAGTCATTATATAGGGCGTAACAAACTTTATTGGATTGGTTACCACCAAGGCAAACAAGTTTTCCAGTAGACTTATCACGTCCTACAACAAAACAAACATGGCCTCCTCCCTTACGGGTTTTAATAGCTACACAACCGTAAGCTGGTTTAGCTAATTTGGTACCATAATTCACATAATCCAATGCACGGTACCAATGCTTAGGATAAGCAATTCCAGCTGATTTCAAGCAATGAGCAACGAAAGTACCGCACCATGCTGTTTCATCATCCGCCCACCAAGCTTTAAGCTCCTTTAACCATTTCAAAATAGTTGGATTGTGCTGTTTACCTGGTATTTCTTGCAGACCAATGTGTTTTTTTGCTTCAGCCATCCAAGCTAATTCGTCAAACTTTGTCGTTGTAGGAATATTCATTAAAGTGTTGATTCCTACTAACTGGCCTGTTAATTGCGGGCCGTTGAGTCGTGGTTGAGAAATTTTCTTACCAATCCATGACAGAACAAGCATTAAAGTACCAGTAACAAATGCATGATATTTTTCAGGAATAACTTCATAATCAACACCCCATTGTAGTGCTGGCAATAAAATTAGCATGATGAATGCACCTACGGCGGGTAACTTAACAGATAGATACTGCCAAGCATTATTTTCAATTAACTTCATTCATCCTTCCTCTCTCGTTCAGTATCTTGCTCTAAAGCTTTAATACGTAGCTTGCTTTCTTTTTCACGCAATTCGCTCTCTCTACGTTCACGGCGATCACGTCTAAACTGAAAAATAAAGCTTATGAATAGGCCCGCTACAGCTACAATTGCACCCGAATAGCTCAACCAATTAAAAGATGCTAAAGACGCTAAAGCACTTGTTACACCACTAAGAATTGTTGTTTTATTTGCAAAACTAGTGATTGTTATTTCAAGTGTCTGATGATCAGACATGACCTATTCCCCACGTTTCATTTGTGGTTATTTTTGCAAGTGTTGTTGTTCTAATTGGTGTATGGTTCCAAATACAAAGAGCGAAAAAAAGCCCGAATTACTCAGACTTTTCTATATGAAAACTATCGGCCTCTACTTGCTAGGGCATTTAATCCTTTAATGACTTCTTGACCTAATTTTAAGAATACGTTGTGACGTTCAATTTCGTTTTCTAAATACTTCTTGCGGTTTTCCCATGCAGATGAATTGAAGTAAGTACTTTCAAAACTCAAAGGCATTTTTAATGCATCCGATAAAGGCATTGGGCAGTTTTCAGAAATACTACTTGCTGTATCAAGCAAAAGATCGGTCCAACTCTTTGATGATTCCTGTAAAGACGGAAGCGGTGCGAAATCGTGCAGGCGCGTCATCTGCACCTCTTTCCACTAAAATACCGTAGTTATCAACGCTTAACCGTAAATGAGTAAATAACTCATTGTTTAAATTATTAAAGTCTTGATAGCACAAATCAAAATCACTAGCTGGCATTTTCTTAATGAAATCTAGCCGCTGCTTAAATTGTTCTTCAAATAATTGAGGATTTGTTCTATCCGGCAATAAAGCTAAGTGCTCATGATTAGAATAACTCAACTGAAAAGCCATCATGCAGGCAATCCATTCAGCGACATTCTTACAATTTGCCTCTAAGAACTCCACTTCCATTCCAATAAGCTGTCTAACTGTAATTCCATTTTGAGTAATTTCAGTTTTCCAATTATTTTCTGATTGAAGGAAAACTTTAGACCAGTCTGTGTTCACCTCCAACATAGTATTACTTTGTTTTTCAAGATATTTAAGCAGCAATAAATACCGTTCCTGAACTGATAAAAGTAAAGGATCAACATTGTCTAATGCTGATTTCAGAAAAGCTGAAAGTCTTTTTTCATTAAAATTTGGAGCAATGATAGATATTTTGAGACATTGCTCAAAACTAAGCTCTTGCATTTGGTAGGTATTTTCACCAACGTACACAGGGTCAAAAGTAATCATTAGTTGCCTCCATATAATGAGTAAATATCCTTTGAGTCCCATGCAGTTCGACTCATTAAACTAATATTGACAGCTAAACTTAACCGGTTACCTTTTTCATCAATTGGCGCGACTATTGGTGCTGAAACACTTTCAAGAATAAAGGGTTTATAAGTTTTGCCATGAGTAGTGAGAGATACGAAAGGTGGGATAACCCCTGAAAACAAGCCTTCTAAGGTTGTATTTGAATTATTAATGACATTTTGCAGCGTAGAATCAGACGATAATGATACTGGTACGCTCCAAGCCTCCAACTGCATGATCTTGTCTTCAACTTCGGATTTTGCATCACTAAAGGCCAAGAAAAAGATTGATAAATTAAGACGTACTGATGATGTTGAAAGGAATACTTGAGTTGTATTTACTTTGGTTAAATTAGTTCGCCCTTCAACGCTCTTAAGCGCATTTTCAGCCGTTGCTAAAGGTCCTGATGCCATATCGCTTAAAGCAGAAATAAAGGGTGAGTTTTCTCCTAGAGTAGCTGCAGCTTGAAGCATTTGCCCGGTTTGCAAGTTAGCCATCAACATAGGCATCTTTAGTTCTGGATTGCTATTTTCAAATGGAGTTTGCCATTGGCTCTCAATACTTTTGTCGCCGTCTGTCAACAAAGCACGAATTACTGGTGAAGCTATAGGGTTACCATCCTTATCACAAAGAGAAAATTCAGCATATTTATGCTTTGAAATTGAGCCATAAAAAGGATCTGATTCAGTACTGGGCAACTTTGTTTTAGCTGTATTAACAGCTGGTGCATAAGCTAAAGCTTTGGACATAAAAAAGCCCTACCGTTAAAGTTAGGACTATTATTGAAGATAAGTTTATTAGCAGAACTCTACAGTTCCAATTAGGAGTAATTGAATAAACCGGAATTAATCATCTGTGCATCGAATAATTAAATTCAATGCATACTTATCATTTAAAGCATGTATTAAAGCTTTACTAAACATATCAATCTCTGTCTTATCATCATTAATGCTAGGATGGACTGTAAAATAAACAGAGATAGGCTTCATAGAACCATGGCGGTGCACATGACCTGAGAACTTATATAATTTAAAATTCTCAAGTTTTACTGAGTTGTATTCAAATGCACCGCTCATCTCCTCAATTTTAGTGATTTGAGCAAGCTGGGATAAATAACCATCAAAAGAATGTAAATTTTTAGGTAAATTAAAGTATTCAATTACGGTTTCTTCACCTAACCAAAAACTTAAATAAACGTCATCTTTAGAAATATATCGACGCTCCCCGTTAACTTGATGCCAGTCATTTTTTTCACGCAAAGATTTAATATTTTCAAAGTTCATAGATGTACCATTGTCTAAGAAATCAATTTAGTTTTATAAGATTAAGGCATAACTCTACACTTTCAAGTCCTTTAAATAATTAAAAAAATACGCTCTTTGTGAGCGTATTTTTTTATACTAATCTTATGCAGCTAAATTAATATTGTTTTCTTGCTCAAATTCATCAATCTTCTTAATGATTTCAGCAGACTTGTTATATGGCATAACAATCTCATCAAACTCATTTACTTCTGACCCCCAGAATTTGAGCATGATATTCTTGATCTGAGGTTTATCAACGCCGTCGCCATTGAATACATACTTGCTACGTTCAGTTCTGACATAAAGATCGTACTTAGCAAGCTGCTCATCAATACGTAGTTTTCTAGGAGGCATTGCGATATCACGAATTTCTGAAAATAGATCCTCTACACTTGTAAGGTGCGTAAAGTCTAATTCTCGTGTTATTGGAACATCATTAGAGCCTGCATGTTTTTCAATAATGATGATACGAGTTGAAACGGCGGTACCAGCATTTTTAAAGGTTGATTGAGGCAACCAGATTTCAGCTGTCAAAATTGCACCAGGTGTACTATCAATAAATTCGTCCACTTTAGAATCCATAGAACCACGTGGTACTAAGGCCACAATCCGACCACCATCATAAAGATGACCAAAAGCTTTCTTGATATGTTGAATTGCCAAAGTGCCAGCATGACCAAATGGCGGATTCATCACAATTGCATGGTACTTATTCAATGATTCTAAAGATTCGAATGTATCAACAATTACTTTTGCACCTGTATTTGCCATTTGAGCACGACTAGCTAAAGACTCAGTGGGTTCAATCATTGTCAGCTCTATATCTTGCGGAACAAAACGACCAATAGCTCCATCACCAGCACTAGGCTCAAGCACAGAATCGCCAGTGTGTACCCCTGCCCATTCAATCATTTTGAATCCTAGAGGTTCAGGCGTTGCATACCATTCCTTACCTTCGCGGTTATCACGACTTTCAGAACGTTTGCCTTTGGCATAGTAGAATGTTAGTGCTTGATCAAATGGGGTTAACTTAGCAATACGGGCATTTTCTTCATCATATGCTTTACCACCAATACCATCATTTAGACTTGGCTCTTCATATTTAGCTTCTTCATAAGCCTGAATTAACGCTTCTTTGATACTTACTACAGCATCAGCACCTTTTGCAAAGTTATCTACTGTTTCTGCGCGTCCAGCAATCGTGTCTGCAAATGCAGCCCGTTCCCATGCAGTACCAGTAGTCAAGTATCTCTGAATAGCATTTGATGCTTGTCCGGTTCGATAGATACGCCCTTCCGTCTGTCTCAACTTTGCTGGCTTTGTTGGTTGACCAATATTAATGAGTACTCGCTGGTGTTTACCAGTTGTATCATGCAAGCTAATCCCAGTAGAACCAGCATCTGACTGCAGAATGAGAATATCGTGCCCGCTATCATCAGTATTAAATAACGCTACATTAGTTTCACGTTGTTGCTTTGAAAGACGGCCATTAAATAAAAGAGCATTAGGAAATGCATTCTTTAAAGTTTCAACAGGTGAATCATAATCAAGATTGAGATTTACTAGATCCGGTCTATTTTCTTTGAATGCATTATATTCAAGCTCAATATCTTCTCTAAGTGGGCTTTCATATTTTTCGATATCAAGCTTACTAATCAAGAAAGGTGCAAAACCACCGCCCTCGTTATAGTCATGAAAAATTACTACTTTACGACCTAATGCTAAGTGCTTTTTCACCATATCAACACAAGCTTCAGCTTTAATAGCTTCTAACAAACGGCGTCTTGCTAAGTAATCAAAGCGTTTTGCAATAATTTCGTATATGTTTTTAAATCGGTTGCCAGTAAATAGCCGATCATATTCTTGCATAGATGCATGACGTCCCCAGCCTGTTGTTGGTTTACCAGTCTGAGCAGCCCATTCTTCAAAAGTTCGTGTTTTGTGCCCTTCTATTTCTTTATAACCATTGCGAAGATAAGTTAAACCTTCATCAATAAGTTCACCAACACGAGAGCCAATTAGAATGAATTTACGATCATAGTCAAAATTTACTTCTAAATCCCGCCCAGACATAGCACCAGTGTTTTTAAGATTTTCGGCGAACTGTCTTTCAAGTACACCTGTATCCACCTTAGCTTCTGGTCGCGTCAACTTACCATATCGCTTTCGATATCCAAGATTTCCCATATAGAAGTGCTCTCGAGCCTTACTAAAGCCTTCAGCTAAATTACCTTGGTCATCAACAGATACTGAAGGAGACATATAATCAAATAAATAGCCTTCCGCCCAATCAAGTGAAAAGTGATAGCTAAATGGCGTAGCAGATAAGAAAACAACTTTGACCTTACTTTTCTGGTGTTTCCAATTCAAATTCCAGATCTTTCGTTGTTCATTTCGAAGGACCTGCATTTTGTTATAAGCGCTTAGATATTGTTCTGTTTCTTTACCATTTTCATCAAATTCTTCAATTGGCATCTGCTCAGCAAACTTATCTTCAAACCACTCACTAAAACCATGCAAATGCCCGGTTAATGCTCGTAGTTTGTTTAATGCTGCAGTTGCTTTACCATCGGATGATTGCGATAGAGTATGGGCCTCATCAATTAAAATCAGATCCCAATGTTTGTGAACCAAACTTTTATTTTGACCAAAATTAGCAAAGGTTGTGACCACGACTGAGTGATCCTCACCGCCATTTTCTTTAATACTTTTTAATTTGTAAGCCTTGATATTTAAAGGGCTTGAGCTTTTGACAAAGTCATTAGCGATTTTATCGTTTAGAGTAACAATTAAAATATTCTTAAGGCCAGCATTGATAAACCGTTTTGCTACACCCAGACCAGTAAAGGTTTTTCCAGTACCTGTGCCATTAGTAAAAAGAATACCTTTCTGATTTTCCTCTATTAAGCGCTTTTCAGTCTTAAAAACATCACCACGCTGTGCAGATTGTAGATATGGCAAAGCTTCGTCAATATTTGAAGCATCACTCCATATAGTTTCTACCTTATCTGCTTTTAATTGAGCATCTAGCTTTTCATCTATGGCAGCTCTAACTGATTTAGCAGATTGTATAATTGATCGATCTCTTGCTCGTTTAAGAGATGATCTCTTACCAGATAGTTCACTGCTTCCGCTGCTGTTAATCCGGTTAGCACTGGTTCCACTATCTCCATTTGAAGATTCATTTCTAGGATTTCGGCCGCCAAGTAAACTTGCATCATCACTTTTTGGTAAGCCAGAATTACTGTCTCTGAGTACCCCAACTTCTCCATCATTTCTGACTGCTTCTGAAGCCTCAAGTTCATCTTTTCCTGATCCAGTTGTAGAAACAATTGGTCCTCTGGATCTGAGACGAAATTCGCCAACTGATTCCACATCTGAATTGGTATTTGATACATGTAAGAATAATCCTTTTACAAGTTGCTGATCTTCAGAAAGAAGAGAGTCTGGAATAGCTTTAAGATGTTTTGAGCGTACAAGAATTTCACCCTGATAATAAAAGGCATAGGGGTCAAACTCTTTAGCTTTGGTTAATTTGATGCCTTTAAGACCAATAACCTGTAGTGTTTTATTCTTTTTAGTGGTGTATGGCTTCAGCTCTTTATCGCAAGCAAAAAGACTGACAATAGTCTCTAGCTGTTCAATAACATTTCTGGAACTGTTATTAAGGTGTTGGATAACTGATTCATCAATGTTTTTGATAGCCTCGTTATATAAGACTTCAATAACTTCATCCAATTTTGGAAAGTCACTTTCTTGACGGGCAAAAGCTAAAGCTTGCTTTGCTACAGACAAGTTAAGTTCTATTTGCTTATGGATTATAAGAAGGAAAAATCGAGCAATATTGCTCTGATAATGCATGAAATCAATCATGTAATAAATCGCAACCAATACTGTGTCTTTAGTGATTGGTTTGAGCTTTAAGATGGACATATATCCCTCAACATAGGAACTTTACATTCCTATGTTGAATGATCGTAAGTATCTAATTTTTAGTAGGTTCCAAATCTAAACATCTAATTCTTCAAAAAGAATGTCATTAATTTTGTTCTCTTCTTGATTTTCCTTGTCATTACTTTGATCAATTTTAACTTTCAAAGCACTGTGAAAACGTTCAGCTCCCTCTTTCGTTAATCGAATTATTTTAGGTTTACTTGAACTGCTGGAATCAACCAAGGAATCGTACATTTGCACACTAATGAAATCATCACCAAGCACTTGTTGTGCATATTGGATAGCATCTTTTACACTTACTGGTTCAGGTTCACCAAACAAGCCTACATTACTGCTATCTAAAGCCTGTTTCTCTGCAAATTCAGCTAATGCTTTAAATAACATACTCATTTTTTTTGAACTGCGGCTATTCTTGGCGAGAAATACGGCGAGCTCAGCAACACCTTCTCCTAGATCCTCAAAAAGCCCTTGCTGCTTTACAAACTCAACAATATCTTGATCATTTTGCTTTGCAGATAAAATGGTATTTGCTGCATCAATAATTGCATTAGCAACACGTTGATCAATGGCTTGCTCCATTCCATCAACGATTTGATCTGATATATCTTGAACATTTCCACGACTTATAGCTTGCGCTTCAATAAATTTAGGCGCAGCAACACCAAGCGCATTAAGCATATTTTGAAGATCTGGTTTTGTATGATCAGCCATCATTTCTAGCAGACGATCATCATTGTACGCTTTACTAAAAATTGCGGCCTTGATTCTGTTTATCAGTGCTTGTGTTGGTTTTTTATCTTTCGTTGTGTACTGGGCAGCTTCTGTATCACCTAATTTACTTAAAAAACCTTGAATAAACTTTTGATTACTTACTGCTAATAAATCGCCATCTTCACTCGGGTTAAAAAGAGCCAGTAAATTCTCATCTAAACGTTTAGCATCAGCTTTAGCACGTTCAGTAGCTGTAAATGACAACTTATCATCTTGGTTAGCATCTATGGCAAATTGAGCTCTATCAATCTCAGTTGTACGAATACGTATCAAGATTGGTTTAGCAAAAGCCTGAACCTGCTCAGAACTAAAGCCAAAGTAATCGGCTTCATCAATCAACCATTGTTTATACTCATCTGCGGTACCGCGCTCATAGGCAAGCTTGATAGCCATTGTTCGGCCATTTCCTGATTCAACAACTAAATCATCACCAGTTATCGGTGCTCCCGTGTCTGCCCGACCTGAGCGGCCTAGGCTTTCGGGGTCTAAATCATTAGCAGTTTTCTGTACCCATGCTTGTGAGGATTCACGACTACGATCTCTTGGCTGCAATTCTTGCGGATAATTAGGGTTTTCCGCACCAGTTGCTGTATGAGATGCAATTACTTGATCAATATCAACTAAAGCGAATACAGTAGAAATCTTTTGTCCTTTGGCTGTTTTCACATTATTAGTTCTACCCTTCAATAGCCCAGTAAAGGGCTGTTTAGGTTTAAAGAAACTAATCATTTGATCAATTACAACTAATGGATTTTTAGCAATATCTTGAATAGAAATTAGATTTAAAGTTGTCATAAAATATTCTCCGCTTCCATTTTTTGCACTTGATTCAAGAGTTCTGTCACCGCTGGAATAAGAAGTGGATCATTTAAGTCTTTTTCTGCTTCATCTCGAATTTGCTCTAATAACTCAAGATTAACTTTAACCTGCCCTTCAATTACTGAACGGTAAAGTTGATTACCTTCATCATTTGTCGTACTAGGCTGAAGATCTTCAACTTCTGTCGGAGCATTTAGTTCTTTAGATTCATCATTATCTGAATTTTGGGCTGGCTCTTTTTTACTGAGGCGATCCGCTAAATGTTCATCTGCCCATGCTCTTGAATATTCATAAAATGCTGTTAAATATTCTGGTGAACCTTCGGCCCCATTCCAGTTTTTTAAGAATTCACCACGGCGATCTGAAACCCAAGCCATAAAGTCTATGTTTTTAGTATCTTCAGGCTTTTCCAAAGTGTCTAACCATGCTTGCATCATTTTGTTTTCAGCTATACCAGCTGCACGAGCTGCTATAACTTCTTCATCTCTTTTTTGTTTAGCTTCATTTTCGGCATCAATAAGTTTTTTTGCTTCTAATTCTGCTTGCTGTTGAGCCAAAGCCTGGTCATCTAGTTCAGAAATCCATTCACGTGCCCAAACTACCGCATCAGAGTCCCCCTCTAGAGCCTTATTGATACGTTCAAAGAATGCTTGGTAACGTAAACCATCTTCACCTGCCCATTCAGGATCAGCATTTAAACGCTTTAAATCGGCTTTTAAACGTTCGGCTTCTTCATCAGAAATACTATCTGGTAACTCATTATCGAGACTATTCTCTTTAATGATTCCTTCATTTTCCTCAGATTGCTTGGTTAACAATGTATTTTGCAACTGATCCAATTCGTTTAATAAATTGGAAATTTCTGCACTTAAAGAATTTAATTGACTTTGTTTTTGCTCGAGGCGTAGTTCTGCATCTGCTAAAGCCTTGGCCTTTTCTGCTTTTTTAGATTGTAACCGCTTAAAACGATTACTATTTTGGTTAATCAACTTCATAATTCGACCAGCGAGAACTGGAATTGAAATTCCTTCTCCCTGATTAGGCTGGATTGCAGCAGTTATATCCCGATTGTTCATTAAAATCTTCCATGAAATTAATGAATCAGCTGGACTAATTTTTTTTGATAGTCGATCTGGCTTATGAAAAAGGATTGTGAAGTTTTGGCCGTCATCAAAATCATAAGTAAGGGCAATTTGAAGGACTTTTTTATGCTTAAAGGGCTTACTTTCCGTAACGTTTACGATTTTGACGCCAGTTTTTGAAAACTGATCCATAGAGTGATGCAAAATTGCAGACAGCTGCTCTAAATGCTGGTAATCAACGATAATAGAGTCATAATGCGCTTCTTCGACGCCTAGACTAGATAAAAGCGTAGGTAACCCATCAAATTTACTTAATAATTGGCTGTGATCATCATTTCGTTGCATATCTAATAACAACTTAGAAGTATCACCCTCATGAGAAATTAAATTGATTCCATCCCATTCAGGTTTTTCAGCTGCGACAACATTTTGTAATTGTTCTAGTTGCCATCTTTGAATCGGTTTTGCACCCGTCAAATTAAATTGTTGTGAAGATAAATGGCGCTTAAGTCCAAATTGATTTGTTTCAATAACATCTGTAACACAAGCATCAAACATTCGGCCAAATTGCAGTATCGCTAAATCAGCTGCATGCTGGTCATCGATAGCGCCTAATACCGCAACAGAATCAAACGCATCTATCCCACCCTTTTTACCTTTTAAATTTACAACACGCCAGAAATCATTTTCCGTGTAATCTTCAGTGACTAAAGCATTAATTTGACGGTAATCACCCTTAATAAACCCAATTGAACAAGCACCACTATTCACCATGGAGTCAAAACCATGTACTAATCGGCTTTGATGTGGTGCGTGTGTTTGAATGAAAATTGATTTAACACTCACGGAGTTATCCTCATTTTAGTTTGAGGATATTTTCTCAATTAGGCGAATCTATAAAGGCAATGAGTTCCATAGCTTATTTTAAGTTGGGAAACATTTTGATGAAATTTAAAGTAACAATGGCATGTGCTTTATTAGAGGCATCAAGGGGCAAATTGCCTGCTTGAAGTGAAACTAGATGCTCAATTTCAAATTGGTTCTGATTTCTTGCAGCTTTATCAAAAGCATATATTTTTAATCTCATTAAGTATTCAATTGGTGGCGACTGAGTACCATCTTTATTAAACATTATTTCTTTTATAGCTTTAGCACTATTCGCAATAGCTGCTTCTTTAGTCTCAATAAATGAAATGCTCAACTCATTTGAAGCATTACCAGTTACATGGTTGAGTTGAAAATGCCCCACATGCACTGCATCGGTTTGGGCATCTAGTAGTGATACATCTACATTATTGGCTAACCAAGCAACTTTGTTTGAAGGATCAAAAATTGGAATATTTGCTTGAGCAATTTTACTGTTTGCACGGTACGGGCGAATTTCAATTCCAAAATGGGCCGCTGAAAGTGTCCCTAATGCGTAAAGTTCCTGATAATGTGAAACAGCTCGATCAACAGTTAGACCAGACCACAAGACAGGATTCTTAGCAAAACGTTCTTTAAACGGATTTAAAACGTTTCCCAAACTGTTATTTATAGTTTTATTCTGCGTTTCGTATTCAAAGAAAGCCATTATTCTTCATCCTCTGGAAATTTACGGCTCTTAGCAATACTTTCAGCTAATGTTAATGCTTCCTCATATTTCATACCTGTATCGCGCTCAAGAATGTACGCCATAATATCTACATCTAAATTTGATTCTTTCAATGATGCGATTACTTGTGTTTTAAGTAATGTTGTATTCATTCTTGATTGAGCATTGTTGATTTCTTCTGTAGCTGCTGCAGTTTGGTTTGAATAGTATTCAACTTGCCAAGGGTAATCTTCAGGCTCAAATTGTTCGTTGTAAGCAAACCCCCAATCCAAATGAAGAATTTGATTAATCCCTTCGGAAGCTGCTGTTCGAATATCTTGTGACCTACGCATGATTTGTGCAGAAGTATGGAATGCTCCACCTTCTCCAATACCACCAGTTAACATGTCAGCCCACCCAACCATACTTGGGTCTAGACCTATACCGCCCATTAACAAACGGACATTAATCATGAACTGTTCAATATTGATAGGTGAGCTTCGTTGATTCTTGATATCACCCACTGGATTTAGAACTTGTTTTTCATCAAATACTGGAAGCATGTGAAAAGCAGTATTCCAGACTGCTTCACCACCTGATAAAGCATCACGGACATAAGCCTCATGATTTTTAAGTAAACCTTCTAAACCACGGATATAGGCTTGACGTTGTGCTGGCGGCATTCCTGACATATTTACTGTCAAGAACATCTGATTTACGGTATCTGCAATTTGCTGGCTATTCATAGATGCCAAAGCGAGGATTACATCATCATAAATATCTTCAATCTCATAAAGAAATGAGCCGCCTAAATGCGCTGGTAAGATTGGTAGCTCATCTGGATCATCACCCTCCAACATTTTCGTGACAAGACCAGTTTCAACAAGCTCATATTGAGCAATATTGCTCATACGGGGCATTTTGAAACGTACCATTTGAATAGTATTCAGTTTGGTAATAGTTTTCTGCCAATTACGAGGATCTAAACAAAAAAAGGCGACAGTCTTACTGCCTTGTTCGAAAGGTTGTATTAATGGTGGATAAGTATACTCATTACATACGAGGTCAATTACACCTTTATCTTTTTTCCCGTAAATACGTGCATAAGAATCACCAAATGAAATTGCATCTCGGGCTAGCTTGCTTAAATACTTATTGATCAGCTTTTCCATCTTTACACGGCGCTCATCTAGTTGTTTTTTTAGTTTTTCAGCTGCTGGTCCATTCGCCTTTTTTAACCGTTCTGCGGGCGTAATAAAGACTTGTTGGCCGCTATAAGAATCTCCGCCTAAGGCTGCAGAAACATGAATCCCCATACCCTCTGCTATAGGTGCAAAGCGTAACATTCTCTCCCATTTAGTAAGAATTTCTTTTCGAGTACGCTTCTTATTGGCTTTGGTTTGGTTAGTCCCAAGTGAAAACGGAGCCATAGTTTCATAAAGCTGCGCTGTTGCATCCTGATTAGACGTATCGAATTGCTGATCATATGAATTAACATTTTCACCGAGTAATAACGATAAGAACCGAGAAGACATAACGAAGCCAAAATACCTAAATAATTATGTATTTTGAAGGTTGTTATTTTTCTACTTTTAGATGGGTTCCAAATTGAATTGGAACCAAACAGATTTAATAAATATGCAGCATGCAATTCTATCTGAACAAACTTACTTTACTGTTTAGAGGATTCGCTAATGACTGATGTAAAAGTATTCACTGATATGGATATTGAATTAGCTCAAAAGACAAAAGATATTGTAAATAGTCAGCGTTATAATAATCGTCCAGCTTTCAAAACTTTAAACCTAGGCTGGGACCTTGAAACTGGTTCCATTGCAGTTAACTACACTTTTGTAGAAGAACCTCAAAGTACTGATCAACCTGCATAACATGCTTTAATAAGAAAGCCCCTAAAAGGGGCTTTCTTATTATCTAGGAACCTTATGATGCAAAAGAGGTAATATGAACAGGAAGAGTGCCATTAGGCCCTAGATTTTCAATTATCCTTGAAGAGATATCATTTAATTTAGCAGCAGCCGCAAACTTTAATTGTAACTGACCATTAGAGTACCTACCAAACAAGCCCCCTCTATTTAAGTTATTCATAGGTCCCGGTCTAAACCACGAAGGCAAAGTATTTAATAAGATACCCACATTAGAACCAATGCTAAGTATAATACCGTTTAATAAGTTATCTGCTGTTAATTGATATGTTTGCACAATCCTTGGAATATTTTTAGCAGATATAGCAGACCAGATTAAATTACCTTGCTCATCATATACATCTAAATAACCAGAGATTTTAGAGTAGTCATAACTTAAAAATGAAATATTATTGTTATGCACACTATGCCAATATTTCCCACAAAACTCAGTACCTTCAGATAGGTTTAAAATATAAAGAGTCTCTTTTGGTAAATCATTACGAAAAGAAGGATATACCAAACTAGGGGTTTGAATAAAACTAGGTGCCCAACCAGAAGATGCACCTATTGAACTAGGTGCACCACCATCTAACACTTGTACAGAATTCACACCTAAATGTCTGTAAGTGTCGCTAACAATAATTTCACCTTTATCATTACTTACTTCAAAGCCAGACATTATCCATACCTATAAATATCAACAGTAAGAAGGGCTAAACCAGTCAATGCACTCACTCTTACTACATTAGGTGTATAAATAGACGCAAAAGGTCCACCATGGTAAGCAAGTGTAGGGTATTGCTGAGTCATATTACCTAAGCAGTCTTCTCTAACAATTGCTATATGAGTTTCAGATGTAATACCGTCATAAACATAATCCTTATAATACTCATTAGAACCTAAAGAGACTTCGAAAGTATGTATTAAGTGCATTTGACGATCTGTAACATCAACAACAATCTTCCCAGTTTCATCAAAACATTGTAAGCCTTGTGGCATATTGTCCTCCAAAAATAAAGGGCTAGATATCTAGCCCTTCTTCACTACCACAGCCCTAATTTAACCCTGACAACATTATTATCGTCGTAAACCGTAATTAAACTGCCGCTTAAAACCATCCTTGCACCATTGGGTTTAGCCGGATCCTTGTAGGTAGTTAATGTCCCCAACTCACCAGCAATCGCGCTCAATTTATCGACTTTAAACAGTTCAGCTGTTAAAGACTTCGCTTTGAAGTTTGCTGCGGTCAAATTCTTAATAAATACATCACTATTCATAATGACTTGATTGTCTTGGACTATGAACGGCATGTATTTAGTAGAAGAAGTACCTGTTGTGAAGAAAATTCTATCAGCTTGGAAACCTATAGAAGTTTGGACAGTTCCATTATTTTGTTCACTTACCATGGATAAACCAGAGAAAACACCGTTGTTATCCATTCCCATTACATATTTACCTTTCATCCCGTTGATCAAATCAACTTGAGACTTAAGATTAATTGCATTTGGACCATATACTGAAGTGAGAGTTTGAAGTGAACCAGCGTAAGCTCCTACATCCGTGGTATATGTAGTTTTAAAACTCTCAAATTCAGCAATATTGTCTGCATCTTCAATATCGATGTAATCAAGATCTACTTCGCCTGCTTGAGCTGCATAATTGCCGATAAAAACAGGAGTAAAGAAAGCTGCTTTATTTGCAAATGTTTTGGGGTTTGTAAGCGTTCCAGCCCCACTACTTGCACCAGCAGATCTACCTTTGAAATAAGCAACACCCGTCATCCATGTACCCAAGGCAGGTGCAGCACCACCCACCACATAATGACTTGAACCGATATCTCCATTAATGTAATTAGCATCTGTAATAAATGCAGTTTTTGCGGCATTAAAACAGGTGGCCCCCACATAAACTACACCAGCACCTGACACCCTTCTGTAGCGGTATTTAATCCGGTACATCTTATTATCATCAATTGGTAAGGTAGAGAACCAGTTTAGCCAGATTTCATCGTTGCCAGAATTATCACCCATCCGTAATGCATAACCTCCCCGACATGTTTGATCTTCAATTAAACGCATATCTATTCTTGAGCCGCTAGGCGTTCTGTTAATCCAATCTATCTCAAAAGTTTGCAAAGCAGACGCCATAATGGTTTGGCTATTTGCTGAATAGAGGGCTGATAATCGTTCACTGGATGAAGCAACTGCCTCATTCAATTTTGAAGAAGTCACATAATCTCTTTGTATGTCAGCAACTGTTCTAGATGCTGCAGCAGCTGTGTCTTGAGCTTTTACAATTTCTGCAAAAATTGGTACTGGTACAAGTGACGAATTATATTGAATTGGTTCAATAGATTGTCCCAAAGCTGTGAAAGACTCAGTTTTAATAAGTGGTGTAATCGTTTTATAGTGTGAAATATCATATCTCGCCCCACCCCGTAAAAAGACAGTTTCAATTGAAGAGTTAGGCATTTGTTTAATGTTTATTAAAGGTGATTGTGCAGTCCAGCTAAAAGAGAACTTATCAATAATTCTATTTTCTGCTTGAGTACCCCATCCATTAGCGGTAACACTCCATTCACAATTAAGACCGAAAGAGCGTGTACCATGTGTAGCCCAAGGCACATTACTATTATTTTGGCCGCCCAAAGTACAAAATACTTTAAAATCATACTTTTGCTTACCGGTAGCCAACTGAAAGATAACAGGATAGTAAATATCTGGATTCAAACCTGATAAGTCAATATTCGTTAAAATATTTTCTTTTAAGCTTTCAGTATTTTTCTGTAAGGGATCAATATATTCCGACTTTAACTGATTTGACGATGCAGCAATTGCTCTTTCAATATTTGTATTAGTTAGGTCAGAATTAAGAATATATGCACTATTTGTTCTATCTAATTTAGAAGACATTTCAGTAAGTTTACTTGCCCATGTTTCCTTAAAATTAGTTAATGTCCCTAATGATTCTGTAGCTGTAGAAACGAAATCTTGTAAATTAGGATCTGCAGATGCATAGTCAGTTACGTCATAACATTCAATTTGAGCTAAAGTCCAGAATAGAGGGCTTTCAGGTGTTGGGGCTGGTCCACCCGCTACATGTACGAATCCAGAAGTATCGAATCTTCCGGTGGCACCGGATTTAACCATACGAACATAAACTTCAAATCTCCCCGTCCCGTCAGTGCTTCCAATGAATTTATCTACTGATCCATCGCCCATTAAATTTGCTGCAGGATATAACTTGTAGCCGATAGGTAATTTAATCAGGTATTTAATGATAAAAATAGCATTTGAACGTGTGAAAAACTGTTGATGAAAACCGCCGAAATTCGGGCTTGCTGAACCAGTCGTAACGATTCTAAGCTCATGAGTTGAAGTTGTCGGATTGTCAGCACTTTTAGCTTCACGAGTAACACTAACTGTACCATTGCCTAGATTGTTATAAGTGCCGACGTTGTTCATTCCTTTCTTGAAATTTACATCACCGTAAAGCAACTTACCGTTAGTAATCATCATTGCAAGCTTAGTTGTATTTTCTAATGCTGAACCCAGATTGTCGGTGCTTGTTTGGAGCTGAGTAATATCATTATTACGAAGATTAATTAAATCTTTTGATGTTTGATCCGCTGCTGCTTTAGTAGTTTTTAATACCGTTGAAAGTCCACCTGGTACAGAAGCGTCATATTGCTGAATTTGTTGTGCAATAACACCTTTGTTAACATCAGCATTGATAAATGTATCTTCCACAAATTTCGCATTTTGTTTAAGAGTAGTTTTAAATCCTCCTTTGAAATTAGGAGCAGAATTTCCTCGGCTAATGAAAATATTCGAAACTGAAAATGTGCCCGCTGAAGGAGCATTATCAAATCTTAAACCCAGAGGAACAAATTCAAAATTCGTAGCTTTTACATCACTTGGAAAAATCCCCGTTAATTCTAATTCTCCACTTGCTTGAACAGTAAATAATGGTAAACCAAGCCCATATACCGCGCCGTGAAATTGGATGGTACAAACTGCACCAATTAGACCTGCCGAAGCATTATATTTGATTCGTATAACTACAGGATCACCTTTAGCGATTGGTAGTTCTTTAATTTTATATTGTAGTTCCCAGACCGGAAAAGTTTGATTTGTGCCTGTTGAAACATTTAATGTTTTGGTTTCATCTCCTAATAAAATCCAATTGTCTTCTGCGTATTGAATAGTATCTAGTTTTGCTGAAAAGGATTTTATTTCTTCTGCAAATACTTCTTTTGCATCAGATCGAGTAATTTTTTGTTGAAGAATTTGAGCATGATTTTCCAAAACTTTTTGCAAGTTTCCACTGTTATTTGCCAAACCTAGAGGAATGCCACTAACGACCTGAACAGCAACCATTATCTGTTTTGCACCATTCAGACCAGAATCAGGAGTTGCATGGAGCTCAATACCTCTTCCAGCCCCTATTCCTTTCTGACCAATTAGGATATATGCATCCCTTCCCGTAATCTGATCAAGAGTAAATTGATTTGCACCTAATGAAAGTAACGCAGCTTTAACTGTGTTTAAATTCATAGCAATGTAATCATAATTTGTGATTATCACAAAAGTATCTTTAGGTATTTCATTAATAGCATTACTCATGGCAACGGCGTTTGCAGGGTCACCATATGTGTCATATCGAGTTGAAGTTGCAATCGAGCCATCTGCTGCTAAAACATGCACAGAAAAGCCGCGGTTAGAAGCTACAGATATAGTCTCACCTTTTAAGTTCTTGATTCCAGTAAAATCATTATTCCAGCCTGAAGAATAAACTCTGTAATTAAAGACTTGTCCTAGATCTTGATTTAACTGCTTGTAATTAGAATCTAAGCTATTAATTGATTGGGTTATATTTTGTTGATTATCACTAATTGTAGAGTTTATTTCCTGAAACTTCCCATCAACTGTTAATTTATTCGTATCAACAGTAGATTTCAGAGTTGTATAATTTTCAGTTAGTACTTGGATCTTTTCTAAATTTTTCTGAACATCTGTTTTAGTACCTGTAATTGCTAATGAGTTAGCTTCTAAACCTTTCTCAATTTCACGAGGATTTTTTCTAAATCCTGTTGCTAACTCACCTTTCTCTAATTGAACTTCTCGAATTAAGAAATCAGGAGCATACCCTACTTGAGCACATAGGATAATATTAATATACTGTAAGTTATTGATATTTGTATCAAAAGTATAAGTACATAATACTTCTTTATCTGTTGCAATATTCCATTCATTAACAACCTGATTATTACTGCTACCATCATATCTATGGATGATTAATAGCAAAGTTTTTTGTGCTGCAGTTAGAGCTTTGGCTTTAAGTGACAACGTATAGGTTTGATTTATTTCTAAACCATCAGCTATCGTAATTGACTCGATAAAACCTTTAAAATATGTAGACGAATTCGTAGAGCGGAATCTCCCCCAGTTTGCGCCATAAGCATCCTTAAAAACTTCTAGAACATTACCTTCAACAACAGCATTCTGACGCCAGTTAGAGATTGAAAAAGGCGCATAGAAATCACCATTCTTGATTAAATTGTCTCCACCACTTGACGAGATTGTTGCTTTTAGAATTTTACTTTCTTCAGCTATAGCTTTATTTGTTTCTGCTTTTGTATAACGGGTGCTATCCAGTGTTGCTGAACTATCTGTCCATAAATTTCCGAACTTCTGCTTAAATTTTGCTTCCAATGCATCTGTAGCTGCGGCAACTGCTTTATTTGTGTCAGCAGTAGTCGAATAATTTTGTAGTTGTGTAGCGCGTACAAGTGATGTGTCTACATCTTTGTCTGTGAAAACGCTATTTACCCGATAAGCTTGTAACTCCCACCAACCACCACTGCCATTGTGTCCAAGCGCAAAACCTAACTTCATTTGTGGATGAGTATTAAAAGTTACAACCTGTTCGATATATACCCATTCTTCGTTTGCTGGAATTCTAATTAAAGCAATCGCTGATGCAGTGATTGTAGCATTTGAAAAACTACCATCAGCTTTGCCATACATAGCCGTAATGCTGCAATCACCTGTAGAATCTGCACTTCGGCGGACCCAAAAGCTAACTTTATATGAACGATTTGTCGGTAAAGCTTTACGGCTATATATCCAACATCCTGCTTGATTCGAAGAATCTTTTCTAAAGACAGTATTGCCAACTTTACCTGTATTAGTTGTTTTAAAGTGGATTTTCAAATCATAACTATAGTAATTAATCCAATCTTCAGGGTTTTTTAAATTAAAATCTGGCAGTAATGAGTCACTATCATTAGCAGATTCAATAGATGCTTTAACATTTTTAATTTGAGCATTAAGCTGATTAGTTTGATTTGCTGTAGCTTCGTCTAACTTTGCTGTGGTTGCATAGTTCTGCAGTGCTTTTGCGGTGTTATCGATATTTTTTTCAGCATTTGAAAGTCCAGTTTCAAGACTTGATGTTCTCTTTGTTAGTGCCTCCTTTTCAGTCACATATGTTTGTTTGAAATCATTAAAGTTTGCATTAACTTGGTCTACTGCAGCGTTGTAGTCATAAGCACTGGGGATCCACGATTCAGTAGTGATTAAGTCACCCCTGACAAGCACTGCCCAATAAACCGTTCCGACTGAACCTTGAGCAGCAGTAGGACTGTTAATCATGTAAAAATTTAAAGCACGTTTTTCAATAACTTGATTATTTTTAACAAAGGTTATTTTATTAATAACTTTGCCATTTGTATTAACAACGGATTGTAAGGCTTGCTGACCTCCCCCAGCATAAACTGCCAAATTAGAGTTTGTATCCGCACCATTTCTTTGATGTTCGGCACACCACATTAAAGTGTATTTTGCGCCTACCTCCCAATCCTCGCCTAGCTTATATGAAAGATGAGGATATGAAGTTCCGTTATATTTACCCACAACATTTGACTGGATAAGCAAATTCGAACCAGCAGCTGCGGCTCTACTCAAACTTGCAGAGAGTGCTGTTGCTTGCTCTGTAACTGCTTTAATCTGTCCAGCTTGTTCTGTTACATCTGATTTCGTTGCTTCCAATGCTTCTGATGAAGCCTTTTTATTTACTTCATTATTAGTTAAATTTAGATCATTTCTAAGCTTAGAAATATCTAAACTTTGAGAAGACAATGTTTCGCCGTGCTTCTTAACTTCCGCTTGAGTGATCTTAATCGCTTCTGCATTAGCATTTAATGAGCTTTGCGTATCCCGAGGGCTTGGGCTCCATGCTGTAGGTTTATTGCCGGCTTCGATCTGTAATTTTTGAATTGTTGGAATTCGGCCTGAGCCATATGTACCGTAAAACTCAATTGTAGATTCAGTTGAACTGCCAGTGTTAAATTTAGGAAAAACCGTCACTGCAAATTTTTGAAATTCATTTGCTTTAGTTACTGTAACTGAAGTTGTGAAAAAGTGGGCAGAACCATTAGATGAGTAAACCTGAACCGAACCGGCAACAGGTACACTCACTTCAAATGAAATGGTAACCGGCTTATCTAAGTTTTCGTCATAAAAAACTTTTAACTCTTTGCTTCGTTCATACATTAAGTATTCACGACTTGTTGTAGCTGTCGATGTTCTAGGAGCTTCTGAATTAGCAACAGCATTAACACCACCGATTTTTAAATTATCTACAGCAGCTGTTATATCAGTCGATACACGGCCCATTGCACTTTCGAGATCACTCTTTGTAGCTGTTTTCAATAAAGCTTGAGCATTGCTCTGAATACCTGTTTCTGCATTCTGCATTCTTGTTTCAAGCTTACTGGTCCTTTCAGCTTCAGCTTCTGTTCTGTTAGTTGCTGTTTTGAATAAATCATTTGCTGTTGCAGTTGCATCATTAGCTGAAGCTAATGAGTTGTTATCTTCAACAATAATGTAATTAAGCTGACAAATTCCTGTCTGGAAGTTGTAGTTTGCAATAAAGATTGGGGCATAAAATTCAGCTTGCGCGGGGAAAGTACGTGGATTATCAATTGTCCCTAAGCCAGTTGCTGCCCCAGTAGACTTACCCTTCATGTATAGAACTACTTCTTGCCACTCACCTAAATTAGGTTTAATGGCCGACAATAAGTAGTTAGAAGAACCCATATCTTCTGCAAGGGTGTTTGTAGTCGTTACGTATTTACTTTGGTCTGCATTTTTACATGCAACACCAAGATAAATAGATCCATTTTCACCGAGTACACGGCGGAAACGTGCACGAACCCGATAAAGTGTATCTGGGTTAATCTTTACAAACTCATTCCAATGAACCCATGTTTCATCATTATCAGCATTATTCCCAAGCTCAAGAATATAACCACCTAGTGCATCAGAATCTTGAATTACTTTCGCTTCTGCAGTGGTACGCCAACGTGTCCAGTCATCAATACCTTTTGTTGTGACGACTGCACGTACCCCAGAAGTTACTTGAGTTTGAGATTTTAGACTTAATAAATTTTGAGAAAGGGCTTCGGTAGCTTTTACCGCCGTTGTTCCTGTTTGCTGCGCTTCTGCTGCATTATCAAAAGCCAGTTTTGCAAGATCATCAGTAGTTTTAAGTGATGATGAAAGGCCATTTATGCTTGTATTTGTATTACTTTCTAAGGTCGAAACACTTTTTTGAACATCAGTAATTTGCCCTTGTACCTTTAAGTTTTCTTTAGAGATACTTGTATCAAGTTCACTAAATTTTGAAGCAGTAGACTGTTCCAACTCGGTAAGTGACTCAGTAACTTCTAAAATATTTGCATTAGATTTCCGATCAGCTTCTTCCAAAGCTGCTTTCGTTTGGTCGATACGTAAAGATAAGGCTTTATCACCATCAGAAACTGATTGAGTAATTGTTGCTATATCCGACTCTGTTTTAGTTTTATTCGAATTAAAGTCAGTTTTTAGATCTTCAAGTTTTTTTGCTTCTGAAACAACCTTCTCATCAACAAGTTTCACTGAAGATTCTACTTTTTCGATGTTTGCGGCATTACCTTCTATTTGTTCTTGTGAGTTTTTAAGAGTAGATTCAATTTGTGAGGTTTTCTCAGCAATAGATTGATTCAAATCACTTACAGTACGTTCGACTTTGTTAATAGCAGTTTTGTTGTCACCAATTTGTGATTGTGCGGTGCTAATTTGCTCAGTAAACGCTTTATCTTGAGCTGCTAGAGTTTTTATATCTTCTGAAATTAGAGCGTTTGACTTACCGAATTCGTTTTGCATTTCAGCAAACTTAAGCTCAAAACTTTGAGTTAAAGCCTCTTTATCATTTGCACGTGCTTCAGCTTCAGCTAGAAAACCAGAATCAACTTTCTTATCAAGATCAATATACTGAGCTGCAATTTGATCTACTTTTTTAACTGCAGCTTCAGTTTGGGTTACAACCGGTTCAATTTTTTGATTAATGAGTGTATTAGTTTCTTCACCTAATGCTAATTTAGCGTCATCAATCATTTGACCAGCTTTAACTAAGTTTTGATCAATGTCTTGTTTTAAGGCGGCCTTAGTTTGATCAATAACATTTAGTGTGTCAGCTGCTTGTTTTTTACGGTCCAGAACTTCTTGATCCGCAATTTTTTTTGCGTTTTCTGCGACTAACCGAATTTCATTTGAATCACTTCTTACATCAGCAATGATTGAATCTGTTTCACTTTTAATAAAACCGATTTTATCATCGAGTTCTTTCTCAGCACGAATTGCACGTTGTTGAGCATCAGCAACCAATGCTTCATTAGCTTGAATAGACTGATCGATACGTTGATTGGCTTCATCCAATCGTAGATTAGCCTCATTATTATGTTGATCTACAATTAATTTAGTATTATTTATTTCTTGATCTATATAAGCACGAACTTCATCGACTTTATTTTGAGCGATCTGATTAACTTCTTTAACTTGTTCATGAATCTTTTGAACTTCCTCATCAAAATGTTTCATTCCTTCTTCAAGCAATTTAAAAGCATCAGAATCTTTAATGTTTTCAATTAAATCTTCTACTTCTTTTACCTTTTCTTCAATTTCTTGATTAGTTTGTTCGTTATTTTCAATCTTCTCCCCTTGTTCTTTTAATTCCTCCTTAAGCCCTTCTAACTTATCGAGAGCGTCTTTAAATGCACCTTCAATAGCGTTAGGGTCAATAGGCACACCAGCAACCGTAAGCGTTGTGCCAACGGCCATACTACCCGCTACAGAACTATTGCCAGCTACTGAAGTATTACCCATTACAGTGCTATTTCCCGTTAATGTGCTATTACCAGTTTGTTGAGTATTAGCTTGTACATTCATTAACGGCGTTTTGATCGAAACGGTTGTGCCAGAATCTACTTTTAAATTTTCTTTAGAGATAAATTCAATATTATCTTGTCGAATACGGCGCACACCTACAATCGCGCCGTCTCCGTGACTGACATAACTATGGATTACTGGACGTTCTTCATTACCATTTTCAAAGAAGACATAGACGTCTTCACCATCAACTATTTGAATTTCTGTATCTAAATCACTATCACCGACTGGATAGGCAAAAGTTGCTGCAATGCCTTCACTCGCACCATCAGTTAAACCATGAATGTGTACTTGTGCAGTACGACCTTTTGCGTTGTAACTTAAAATCTTTGCACGTTTAAAACCATTCATATATTTGACCTACAAATTAGCAATCCAGAACTTTGATGAAGTCCCCATTGATCCCCCGATTGCGCCTGTATCTATATGATGTGCAGCTGTTAAAACGACATACTTCTTACTATCTATTTCGAATATATCGCCCGCATTCCAATTCAAATTTAGCGGCCTGATTATGGTTCCCCGTAAGATCAAAACCTTTTCCAAGTTTTTAACTTGTCGGGCATCTAAACCAGCTCTTTGCGTAACAGTGTGGCCTGGGGTTATTGAGTCATCACCAACAACCGTTGAACCGTTATTCTCCACGGTCACGAAAGATGATTTTTGCATCAGTTCCAAAGGTTTACTGGATATCCAAACGACACTGCTAGGATCTAGTTTTGTAACTGGTACCTTTTTGAAAAAAGAATCAATTTTTTGAGCTGACACCTTATTGTCTTGAAAACAAATTACTGCCGCTTCTTGCTGAAGATAATGAGCCAAGCGCTGTGTAGGCATACTCCCCTTTAAACAAACAAATTTAGGCAAAGGCAGATCATTGCCTAGACTTATAGTTGCCCCACAAGCTCGAATTACAGAATTAAAAGAAGTTTCATTACTAATAATTGCTTGCTTTGAGTATTCGATAAGTCTTTTACAACCAGCCAAAATACCAATACAAGAGATGCCACCAACACGGCGATCTTGTTTAATAGTTTGAGTTTTTAAAGGGGTAACTTTGATAAGTTCAAAAGGATGAGAAATGTCATTTACAGTAAGTTGTTCCCCTTCTTTTAAAAGGGAGTCTAATTCAGTGGTTGATTGAACTGTAAACTCAATGGATGCTGGAATAGGTACAAGATCAGTTCTTAAAGTTGCGCTAATGAGCTCAGAAGCCGGAATAATTTTACCCGCAGAAACAATGGTGATTTGCATTAACGGTTCCCCAAGTTAAAACTTATAGGGGCCATACAAAATGCAAGCTTAGGTAAAGCGTCTTTCTTTTCGTTATAGATCTGTTGAGCTTCCGAGACAGATAATCCATAACTTTCGACACCGAGCCCGCGAGTCGACTCAACCAATCTCGCTTGCAAAAGATCACAATGAGCTTTTACTACAGGTTGAATGATTACGTACTCATCGCCGCTAAGTTCAATAGTTTCATTCAGTTCAATACTTGTAGAAGCTTTAGTCTGACAATCTAATACCGCCCAACCTGCATAGTATTTAGCCTCTTCTAAAAATGCTCTTACGATATCATCAAGCAAAATTGAATAGCCCGATAATTGATATTCTTTATAGAGCTCTTCTGATAGTTGCTGGATAGAACCAGCAACTACAGCATACCCTTCAGATTCAGGTAATAACTTCATAGCCATTACCCGAAAAGATTGCCTAATGTACGTGATGTCGCATTAATCGTTGAGTTGCGTACAGCTTGTTGAGCAGTATTGATTACCTGCTGAACGCGATTCACAAGTTCAGCTGTACCATCAATTTCTTTTTTACCCGGCTGAATACTGCCGTTGGTACCAATGTTTGCGAAGCTACCAAAGTAGTTATAGTCGATTGGGCAAGAAACTGTCATAACTTGAGATCGGCTATCTGAATCATACTCAGCTGACTCAAAGCGTATAGCACAGTTTTCAAGTGCATAAGAACGGGTAAAACTACCTAAACGGCCATCGTAATAATCACCATGGATGATTCCACCACTAGCTACGACATATTCAGCTAATAGTTGATCATGCCCTGCTTCAGTTACTAGGATTTGAAGGTTGCCTGTGTAATGGGTTTTCGGGGGACCAGCAACAATTCCAGTAAATCCACCCGCATATTGAACTTCTGCTGGATCTTCATTACTCACAATTGGCCGTGGGCAACTTTTAAATAAGAAGCGAAGGTCTTCCATGCCACGAGGAACAAACATCCCCTGACACGCTAATAATGGTGAACCAAGTTGCTGTAGAGCAATGTAATCTTGTTTAAGCTGATTTAGTAAAATCGGATTAGATTGTTGCATAATTTTGATGCTCAAAATGCAGATTTATGCAACAAGATTAAGGATGTTTTTGCTATTGGTTTTTAATCAGTTCCATTTTAGAAAACTGACTTTATATTAATAAAAAACCCGCAAAAGCGGGCTATATCACATCTGTTTATAGATAACATCTCGCCTATCTACATCAAGAACAAGAACTACGACTACATCATCCTTGACTTGATATAAAAGGCGGTATCCTGCTGATTTCAGTTTAATCTTATATAGATCAACTGATCCTCTCAGCTTATTCTTCGGTATCTTAGGGTTATCTAGGATTGCTTCCAGCTTACGAATAAACTGCTCAGCGATTTGTGGGTTAAGTTTGTCAAACTTTTTAAGAGCTGTTTTTGAGAACTCTAGCTCGTAACTCATTAATAGATACCTTCACAGTTTCGTCAGTATCAACTTGCTCGGCTAGTTTAATTAGTTCCTGATCTTCAATTAGATCCATCATGCGTTCATACATTGCTGCCGGAACACAGTAGAATTCTGGATTATTTCTATTCAGAATAGCTACTGCTTCGCCAAAAGCATTTTGTACAACTGCTGTAGGATTCTTTTTTAATTCAGAAACACTAGCCACAAATCGACTATGGATTATGTGGTTCATGACGTTTCTCATTTGATGTGTCCTACATCAATTTGTAGCCAATTGATTAGAACCGTCCTCAGAAAGTTAAGTTTGCTACAGGGTTAACTCAATATAAACAATTTGAAGATCTGTTTCAAGACCTGTTTAACAACCACTTAATAGGTCTTAATAAAAAAGCCACCCTAAAAGGTAGCTTTTTAAATCAGCTTTTTATCCAATATTTGGTGGTACTCGCAGAACCTGTACTGAAGGTACACCCCGATACACACCCATGAAGCATATCGTTGATGGCATTGGCTTAGATTGGGCTTCTCAGTTTGTTAAGTTAAAACAAATAGTTAATCAAGTTGTTATGATTTTCATAATAACTGATTTTCTTGTAATGTGCCTAAAATAGAAAGGATCTGATTCAGTACTGGGCAACTTTGTTCTAGCTGTATTTACTGCCGGTGCATAAGCTAAAGCTTTGGACATAATAATGACCCTATTCATTGAATAAAGCCATTATTTACAATGAGGAAAGCTTAGAAGTTAGTTAGTTCCAACTCCACAAGAAAAATATTTTAGTTTTCGATATCTTTATCATCACATTCAAGCCAAAAGACATCTTCAAACTTCTCGCATACACCAGCTTTTTTTAGTTCGGTGTAAATGAGTAAGGCACGATAAACACTGATGTGTTTTCCTGCTTCTGCATCTTTTATATACCTATTAAGCACATGATTATTTGATATAAATCCGCATTGTTTAGCTAATTGATAAACTGTCATACCAGCTTGCTCTCGCAAAGTTGCGACATTGTTTTTTTCAACCATCACGATATACCAAAAAATATTTAGTTCAGTGTATCACAAGAACAATTGCTATTAAATATAATTTTATTAATACTCGTAATTGCTATTATATTTAATAGTTGTTATATTTAACTCATCAGGACAGGATATGGTCTTGATAAAAAGAACCCCTTGTACCGATCAAAGTAAACAAGGGGTTATATCCAATCTCTAAGAGGAAATTAGACATGACTACTTTAACTCAAATCACCGTACCTTTCCACAATGCTGAGTTGTACTTGGTGGAACATGATGGTCAGCCATATACACCCATGAAGCCTATTGTTGAGGGTATGGGGTTAGCTTGGCAGTCTCAATTAGCAAAACTGAATGCCAATCCTCAACGATGGGGTATAACGAAAATCGTTATACCTACTCTTGGCGACTTACAGGAAATGGTTTGTCTACCACTAAGAAAACTTCTTGCTTGGCTCACCACCATCAGTCCTAACAAAGTAAAACCTGAACTTCGTGACACTGTCATCATGTACCAAAACGAATGTGATGATGTCTTATGGAATTACTGGACAAAAGGCCAAGTAATCAATCATAGAAAAGCTATCTCACCTGAACAACAGCATGCTTTACATGCAATCGTCGATCGTCGTGCAGGAAAAGATCGAAGTTTAAGAGCCTCTATGTGGATACGTCATAATCGCCACTTTGGAATTGCTAAATATAGCCAATTGCTTTCAATCCATTTTGATGATGCGAAGCAGTATCTTGAGACAATACCACTTCATGAGCTAGGCCCAACCGAAACAGATACACTTAAACGTTTAGAAAAATTTGTAGATAATCTCGCTGCACGGTATCCAGCATTAGAAAATCCGCTAGCTTATGAAATAGCACAGCATGTAGGTGAGAAGCTAAAGTATCAATCTCCCAAAGGTCCGAAAAACTTCTGGATTTCGATTCAGGAAAACGGCGCTCTTTCAGTACAGCAATATTCTCTACACCACACGCCCATTAATGTCGTGCAACTACGCGAAAAGTTTAATGGGCTATGGGAGTTTCTTCATAAGGATGAAGTACTTGAGCTTGGCAAAGTATTAAAACGCTTTCCTTTTGAACCTGTGAACTGAAAGGGCATATCATTAAATTAAGACGTTCCTACTGGAACTCCCCTTATATTAAAGCCAGCTATACAGCTGGCTTTCTTTTTAGAACTTATCCAATATTTGGTGGTACTCGCAGAACCTGTAATGAAGGTACACCCCGATCTAGCGCATCTTGGACACAACGATAATCAGGATTATTTGGTTCATAACCAAGTTCACCACGGATATTACCCTTATGTATTGTCATCGGTGCATCAAAACGCCCACGCATAAAACGACCAATAATAATTGTGTCAGTTAATGATTGATTGGTCTTTATTTCTGTTTTATCAGTTTTTTTCTGATATTGAATACCAGGCGCTTCACCTATGATTTGAGTTGTATTCATGAGTATTTCCTTAATTAAATGGATTATAGGTAAAGCCAAAAATGACCTTACCTATGAGTAATTAGTAAATACCTAAGCGTTTACCTTTTTTGAATGACCGTAACCGCTTGTTGATTGCATTCGCAGTAAAAGCATGAAGTCGAGCTTTTTTCATACCAGCTTTTTGTGCTGCAGTTAAACGGACCTTTTGTCCAGGTAATCGTTTATTCACAACGGTTTTGACACCTTGACGAATAGCCAACACACCACGGTAGTGAATTTTTCGTCCATTTACTTTCCGTTGGCTAAATGCTCCATTTCGAGCTTTAATTTTTTTAGCCATTGAATCGAAACCTTCTTCAGTTTCATCTGCTTCACCGAAAATAAACTCACGAACCAGTTCTTCAAGTTCAGGGCCTTCGTCTGGCATATTAGCAAGAACTGTATTGGCTGCTGCTTCTAACGCCGCATCAGCAACTTCTGTATCATCACTAAAGATCTCTTCAATATCAGAAGCGTCAACGCCAAATGTTAAGAAAGCATCGGAAAGAGACGCCATCAAAGCGTTTTCATAGATACCTTCTTCATCATCTGCACCATCTAATGCATCGACAATTAATGCGTCTAAATGATCAACGCCCAGTTCACCTTCTTCAAGCTTACCTTCACTGATTGTATCTACCGTATCGGATAGAATGTTCAGAGCAATTTGTCGTACTTGTTCAATCACAGATTGCTGTTCTCGATCAGTACTTGAAACCTTACTTACAACGGTAGAAATATTCTCCGCTGCTGAATCAAAAGCACGTAAAGTTAATGGTTTTTCAGTAGTGGGTCCGAATGGATTCATCTTGATAGATCCTTAAAATTATTTAACTAAAACGTCGTCATCAAAAATTGCGGCACGAGTTGTACCAACAACTCCATGGGCTAAATAGAGTCGTACACGCTCATATGGATAGTCTTTGTCAGGTATTAAACTGAACTCAAAAGGTTTACCCCCTAGATCTTCAGCCGGTTGTAACCAACCGGTTGTCTCACTAGAAGCGCCCTCTAAAAACTCTTGAATGTCATCACCAGCTTTTTTGATATAGTCCGGTGTAGCTTGGAACATATAAGTCCGCAGGATCTCGATACATTTATTCGTAACCCGAGCCGAAATCTCCGCGGCGGGAACTAAACGCAAAGCACTATTTTTGCTTTGGTATTGCGTAAGCACATCACTTAATACAAATAATGTAGTTTCAAACTTAACTGGGCGAACTACATTTACTTTAGCCTTAGCCAACATTTCTTGAGTCTGTTCATCTTCAAGATCAATATTCGGCATCTGGCTTAAGTTTTTTGCTGTAAAGGGATAATCTTTCCAAGCTACTGCATTTTTTAACGGCGCAAAGCCTTGTTTATTTAACTTTGCATTACGTAATAATTTATCGCCGATGTAATGGCCCAAATAATAAGCTGGTACCTTTCGACCTCTTAGCGTGACAGCATCAGATGGGCGGCAAAGGTTCGGGCTCCAAATGAATTGAACAAACTGAGATTGAGCATCTACGCTTGTCGCAAATTGAGCTGCTTGCTCAGCTGTAAAAGTTGGGTTGATTTCAGCATCCAAAGGAATACGTAATTTTGTAGCTGCACGTTGAGCCGCAACATAAATTGGTAAATCATGAGGATTTGGTAAAGTCAGATATGCTGGTGTGCTTAATTGGCTTGTCAGAATTTTATATAGTTCATCTGGTTTAAATGACGGTAACGATTCGTCTTCCAATGCCAACGTTTTTGATGCACGACCTAAGCTATTTGATTCGTTATAAGCATTAGATTTGAGAATTGCTTGTAACGCATCAATACCTAACGATAAATCAAATCGCTCGAAATATTCTTTCGCATCAGCTACAGCGACAATAGAAGCAGAATTTTCAATGTCTCCATCTACTAATCCCTGAACAGTAACAATTTGATCACCTGTTACCGCATCACGTATTTCCAAACGCATAGAAATATCTGCAGGACCGCGTGGGCTAGTTACTTTCGCAAAAAAGGCCACATTGATTTCTGTATTTGCAAGATAACTGTGAGTATCAAATTCCAGTTTTAGTGATGGGCTGGCCCCTGCTACAAGGGATAGCTCACCTGTACTTGATAGAGCAAGTATATTCATTACATTACACGCCCAAGGCTATTTGTTTTAAGTATTTTGAGCCGTTGGCTTTTTTGATTTTCTGGCTAGTTCCAATGTAAAAAAAACCACTCGAAAGTGGTTTTTCATTTCCTAAATTTTATAATCCGCTAGCAGGTTCTGTAGGCTCTTCTGCCTCAGTAGGTACAATTTGAAGTACATTACCTTTCAAGCCATTAATTTGATCTAGGTTATCTAGCAATTGTTTATGAGCTTCGTCACCGATCAAAGTGAATGTGACCTTTTGACCAGCTTGTACCAAAACTTGCGTAAATGGTTCGGTAATGTCACTTAAACCGTTATTTTGAAGTGTAATACTTCGTTCAGTAGGATGATCACCAACAGCATCCATAATTGGGTTCGTGCCATCAATAATGAAAATAGTCATCTTGTTACTCAACAGTTAGATTCTTACCAAGCCCCTTCAACTGACGTAAGTTTTCCAGTACTTGATGTTTAAATGTTTGGTTATGACACGTAATACTTGCTGTTTTACCTGCCTCAATAGCAACACGTGATAACGGTTCTAAAACTGTTGAAAATCCGTTATTAGTAACTTTAATAACTAGCGGATCCACGCTACTCCCACCTGATACTGTTAACAAATCCGTAATGGGAGTATTAACTTTAGAAGTATCAGTTTCTTTAAGGACATGATCCGATTCATTCCCCACATCATCACCAGACTTACCACCATTTGAATCTAGATCATTTGAAGGTTTGACAGAATCATTCGATGTTTCAGTTGGATTTCCATTTTCTTGAGAATTGGACTCTTCATTATCTGAATCGCCATTTTTCAAATCAGTAGGTTTATTACCTTCATCTTGAGATGCGCCGTCTTCAGGACCTTGGCTATTTAACAAATCACCTTGGTCTGAAGCTTTTTCATCACCAGCTTGGGTATTCTGTGTTTCTGTAGTTTTATTGGTTTTATTACGTGTGTTTTTTGGTTTAGTAGTCGCTTGTTCGTCAGTTGAAGCTAAAGTTTCGTCAGTGTTTTGTGTTGCTGCAGCCATGAGATTTTCCTTTCAATAAATAGGGTAAAAAGGCGCATCGAAATGCGCCCTTATCTGTTTTACTTACGAATTTTTGAGGGATGGCATATTGATACAGTGGATGACATAGCTTTGATCAGCATAACGTTCTAACGGGTTCATTTCGGCTGCTTGAGCACCGATTAAAGTAAGTACTGATTCACGCGCATCTGGTCGAGTTTCAATAACTGAAAGAGGCGTTTGAATAAAGCCAACGAACGGCGCACGAATTGGCTCATTACCACGACCAACTAAAAGCATATCAAACGCTGTATCTGCTTCAGCTACAAGCTCTTGTGCTGACGGTGCGTGGTAAACGTTAGTACCATCTGCAAGAGTACCAATACGGACAATTTGACCATAACCAGCAGTGTATCCGGTTTTAACTGGCATCTTGTCGCTTGACAGTTGATTAAAGAATACTGACCCAGTATCGCCAACATATAAGTCAAATGCTACGGTAGAGCCACCAGTACGTTGGTTAATATCCAATTTGGCCGCTGCAATAAATTTATTTACTTCCGCAAACAAGTCACCTGAAGTATTAAATGCAGCTGCTAATTTTCCAGTCACACCACGAGAAGCATCAAAAGTAACTTCACGAGCGGAGTATTCAGCTAAATCTTTTGCTTCACCTAATAAACGTACAGTTTGTTCTAAGAAGATTTTACCTTGAACAATTGCTAAAGCCTGACCCAGAAAACCAAGCTTAAGTTCGTTAGTTAACTGAGATTGTAATAGTGTTGAAGCTGTTACCCGTGCCATGATAGGTGACGCAATCAATGTTTCATATTCAGGTTCGAAATCAACACCAACTGGGGTTAATAGATAGTTATCATTACCATCACGCGCATCAAAATCCGCCACAAGATGAACTTCAATTTTCGCACCAGCTGGTAATGCTTCATTTAATGTCACGCTAATTTTGCTAGCTGAAATGTCAATTTCGCTACCAACTACACGATATTCAACGCCGTTTACTACTACGTCTTTCTCAGCAATAGCAGAAATCTTGCCTGAAAATTTTGATTTACTGCGATTTCGAGTATGCGCAACTTCTTTACCATTGATCTTAATAGATACATTACCCGCAATAAATGGCAATAAACTCGCTTTGGCGTCAGGTGTTTTAGCCTTGAAGTCTTCATAACCAGTTCGTGCAGTCACAGTATAAGTTGCACCTGCGCCACCATTAGACAATGCAAAACGGAATCGTCCTTCAACATAAGGCTTAGAAGCATTTGCACCATCTAAGTATTCTGATTTCTTCATTGCACCAAAATCACGGTTGGTGATAAAGCGAATAGATACAATCGGTACTTCATTTGAGCCATTTGAGTTGGGAATCATAGCAACGATAGGTGTTGCATAAGCGATAACGTTGGCGATAGTAGCAACTGTAATTGCTGGAACGATGCTTACAGATTCATGATGCTGGTGATTTACATCATCAAAACCAGATTCATTAATACTATCGTAATAGCTAAGGGTCTCGGCAGGCAAAGCAGCTGCTTGTTTCGCACCACTTAAACCAGCAGTTAATGCAGCTGCAATGATTGAAGGATGTGGTAATTCACCTCCATGACGTGATTGATATTGTGATACCCCAAACATCACAGCTTTATCAACTTCTGGCGCATATTCGATACCAATTGAATCAAAAATTGCTTTTAATACTTCTGGGTACTCATCTGCCGCTGTTTGAGCACTGTCAAACCCATTTTCAAGCTCTTCAGGACTTTTGAAATAGTAATTTCGGCACTGAACAGTAGCTAGTTGTTGAGCATCATACTTTTTACGAATTTCTTCTGTTAACACAGTCATTTTAAACCAGCCTTTGGCTTTCTATGTAAGATGCAGAAAGTCTGACATGGCGTATTTTTACTAAAACTGGTCGGTTCCAAACATAAAAAAGTCCCCAAAATTGAGGACAAAGAAAATGTAGCTAAAGGACCATCTCAGCCCTTTATTTATATAGCTATCCGCTTACACCACTTGAAACATAAATCTCCACATTATCACCTGCTTTCACTTTATAACGGAGCTTATCCCAGCAATGCTGTCTAAACGGTTCAGTATCGGGCGCAGCAGCTGTTAATGTAAGAATAGACACCCAGTGAGAATCGTTTTGCGGATCTGCATATGGAATATTGCTTCCGAAAAACTCTACTTCTGCCCCGTTCCCGATTACCTGGTAATTGAATATTGCAGAAGTACATTGTTCAGCCATTTCAATGTCGCCTGTCTTTTTACCTTTTTCATTGAAAATTAAATAGCTCATTTAGTTTCTCCATCACCTATAGGTGAAATAAACAAATCATCTCTACGGTTTAAAACATACTTACTGCCAAAATCTGCCATGAGGCTAAAACCAGTAATATTCACAATCTCAAACCACAACATTAAATTTTCATAAATCATTAAACCTAAAAGATCACCTTCTTTAAGAATCAAGTCAGGGATGTTGATTATCCTTTCCAAAACATCATCCAATTCTTCATTGAATGGCTCTACTTGAGCAGTTAGCACCAAGTCAGATGGGTTATTCATTGAGAAGTTCTTTTGAATATAACCACCATTAAATTTATCGAAATGAACATAAGCAGCGCCCTTATATTCATACTTGTAGTTGGGTTCGTCTTGAATCGATAAAGTGTTCGCTTCAAAAGAAAGAGGATCTAAAGGTTTTGAATCTTCAGCCGGATTATTGAAAATTACTTCTTTTCTCCAAATTTGCGCGGGAATACTTGCTAGAGCATTCATCACAACACGTCTAGCTGCTAAACGGCGTCCATTTGCAACTTGATTTACTGATCTATTTAGCATTTCGACTTAAACCCTTCATAAAGACATTTAACATGTCATTGTCGATTGCGCCTGATTTATGTAAGGCTTGAATTCTTTCAATTTGACTTGCTCTAACAGTTTCCACTTCAAAACGTTTGAGGGTTTTTAATTCGCGTTCTAAGAGCTTTTTGGCAACTTTATCAGCTCTACGCATCATTTCTTTTTCTGCTTTTTGGATATTGGCTTTGATTGGCTTAACAGAACCATTCATCAAATCCATTACTTGCTCGTTAATTGAATTCTGTATTTGCTTATCTGTTTGCTTATACCTTGCACCTACTTGTTTCTTACGGTCTTTCTCTACTTCCTTTTTAAGGTAGGCAATCCCTGCTGGTGAACTAATCCACTTAACAACCCGCAATACATGCTTACAAGCCACACCGGATAAATGCGGGTTACGTATTTTCGGAAAGCCGCCCTCATCACGTCCCAAATTGTAGCCGCCAATAGTTGCCATATAGCGGTACCAGAACGTATGACGTTCGCAGTCACACTGAAATTTGATTTTGCCTTTAGCTAAGCGGTTTTTAACAGTGGTTAATGCCTGCTTGTCGATATCAAATACGACAGATTTAAAGTTTGAAAACTCAATCTCAACGTGATGATTTAAGACTTTACTATTTGGACCGGCATTCGTAAGTAAGTGCACTAATCCAGCTTTTCTGCTTACTGGAACCGCCAAATAGATTTGCTCATTTGCCCGGTCAATATCGTCTTGTCGGCTTAAATTAATGATGTTTTGAGGGGTAATACCCTTACTATACTGATCTTTTAATAGTTGAATGTTTTCCTGAAATGCCAAGATATCATCACGGGTAATACGCCGTGGTACTTCTCCATTTCGCTGACCTAATGTTGTAAAAAGTACCCTTTCGACATCATATTTTTCCCCTTGGGCAATATCTTGTGGTCGCAAGAACATAGGTTTAGGGATCTTTCGTCCCCAATCATCATATTCAATTTCTTTTTCTGCAAATGCCCGCTGTTCTCTATCTGCACGCTGGCGGCTCTGTTGATCTCTACGAACTCCACCATTTTGCAAAGACTGGTTTAATTGCAGCTGGGCACGGCGTAAATCATCTGGCTTGAATGCTGACATTTTAATTATCCTGCAAGTATTCTTTTTGAAGTCTTAAAAGATCAACAAGCCTTGGAAAAGCCACCTTATTAAGAGGTAACTTTTCCCAAACGCCGTTCACACCACACGCCACAAGTACTGCATCAATATGGTTTCTTGAACCATATAATTTCAAACTCAACAGTGATGGATCTTGAGATTCATCGTCTTTGATTTCCCAAACAATCAGATTCTGAATATTATTTTGTTGAAGATTCCGGTGAATTAAGTCTCTAATAGCATTTCGATAATCATTTCTCATACTGTTTTACCTATTTAAGCTTTAACAGTACTTACACGAGCAAAGCCACCAGTACCTGCTTTACCAGTGTTACCATTACTTTCGGTTGCAACACCAGGTTCACCAACAACTAAAGTCATATACTGAGTTTTTTCGGTTGAATTCACATATCGGCAAATGAGTAAACCACCACTTGCACCACCACCACCAAGTGCCCAGCCATCATCACCTACACCATTAGCACCATCACCACCAGCACCCCAGTTTGATACTGGACTTACTGATGCGCCGCCTTTGTGGTTTGTTTGGTTTGCAGCTGTACCAGCGTTACCAAGCTTGCGTGAAATTTCGGTTATGTTTGATGTCACAGTGATTACACCTGCTAAACCACCAGCACCATTTGAGAAAGCACTACCATTCGACCACTGACCACTGGTACCGCCTTTACCGCCGCCAACAACCGCCAAATCAAGTTCATTTAAACGTAAGCGTGTATCTGTTCCACTGGTCCCATGTGCCAATGCTCCTAACTCCCAGACACTGCCACCACCAGCACCACCAGCACCAACCAAAATGAATTCTTTTTGTTCTTTCGGTTGAATTGGAATGATATAAACACCTGGGACTGTGTAATCGCCGTTTCCATCGTTTAGTGTTTCTGCAGCTACCTGAACAACGGACCAATTCACAGTACCTGAATACCCTATCCGGTTTTGACCTGAGCGGTCCCAAACTTCATATGAAAAACCCTTTTCAGCACGGGTAAGCTTCCATGCTTCATGTGGGCTTTCTGGTGTTAAATAGATTGCATACTTTGAATCACGTAAATCAGTAACTTTGCCACCTAGTTCAACTGTGGCTGAGCTACCAATATTTACACCTGCTCCAATTAATTTTGGATATTGAGCATCTAAGTTTTTCTTGAAATCGATTAACTGCTGTAACAAATTTTTGGAACTAAGATCTAGATCATCAATCTGTTGTTGTAAATCATCGTCTTTGGCTTTTACATCTTTTTCAAATGCATATTGGGGGTGCGGATCCTCATGCTGATTATGTTCAGTCATGAGCTTACGAATTAACGCGCCGTATTGTGGGTGTGGGTCTTCATCTGCACTATGCTGATTCATCAACATCACAGCAATTGGTGTGTTTGGATCAATCTTGATAGTTACGTTTTTTAAATTAACGTCAGTTAAAACAAATCCAAATGTAACAATGGCTACTACGTTTGCATGTAAAGACATGATTGATTGAGCAGCTGTAGTCGAGGCCACCGCAAGTAAAGTGCCATCTGATAGGTAAATACCCATCTCAAACACTTCCATTGTTAAAGTGGGCTCAATACTCATTACAAAACGCAAAGTACCCGTTTCTGTATCTACACCACCGCCGTTAAGAGAAAATCTAGCTAATTCATTTTTAAGAGAAGTTAGGTTTTTCGCTTCTACTGATGCATCAAATTTGCCGGTACCAACAGCAAGATGGGTAAGTTCCCCACCAAAGCTAGCAACATCACCCACTTTATTTAATGCATTCCGACCTGCGTCAGTTAAAAAGAAGTTAATAGCCATAACCCACCCATATGATTTATTGATCTATGGTAGTTATGAAGAATATGTATTTAAGTGGGCAGTTCCATATAACTAATCATTTTCTTTTTCAGCTGCTTCTCTTAAAGCACTGAATCTTGACTTACGTTCAGCTTGTTCACGCCCTTCCGGTGTATCGTCAGTGACATTTACAGTTTCGTAAGCTTCAGTGTAGTGAACGTTTTCCAAGAATAAGAAAGCAAAAGCATCACCGATATCCGGTGATTTAATTCCCATCCGTTTCATTTCATCTTTACTCAAGATTTTATAACGAGCAAAGTCATCAAAACGGTATGGAACGTGGATTAATTGATCTTTAATTTTCACATTGTGTTTCTTCGTTTTTATTTTAAAACGGCCACTTGCGATTGCTCGAGCTAAGCCCACATAAGCTAATGACCGTTTATTTGTAAACTCTTTTCTATTGTCATTACTAAAACATTGTGAGCCCCAATAAACAGGAACGTAGAAAATACCTTGCTTTTTAAGGTATTGGCCTAAACCTTTACCCGCCCCGTTATCATCTACAACCAAGTTAGCATTTGGGTACTGTAAAAGTAGCTCATTAATCTTTGCAAATAGTTCTAAGATATCATCTCTGTTTTTGCATAATGGAATATCTACAACTTCTACACGGCGTGCGCGCTCTCCCCATTGCGCTTCACCCCAAACTTTAGAAACAACAATTACTGAATCGTCACGGCCAACACCACCACCAACATCAACAGTAATGACATAACCGAATTGATGGTCATCAAAAATACTCGCGCCAACATACATTTCTTCGGTTTGACGCTTCGTGATTAAGAACTCATCTGATAAGTCTGGGAATTCACCTAGTACACGAATCTTATACTGAGCATCTTCCCTGCTGCCGTATTTTTGCCGTTGTTCCTGTAAGGATTGTTCACTAACTAGTGGTGACTCTTCCCCGTTAAATGTGAGTGCAATCCAAACACCACCAGCTCGATGACTTAACTTGTGATGAGTCTCATAGAACATACCCGCGTTACGGGTAGGCTGTGAGGTCATTACTGCACGGTTGTCTTCATGCGTTAAGGCACCAAAAGCTACATCAAGTACAGCATCATCTACACCACTGGCCTCATCGACCCAGACCATGTAGTTATCGCCGTGGTTACCAGCTAAGTTTGTAGGTTGATGTTTTGGTGCTGTCTTCGCAAAGACATACCATTTTTCTTTATAGCCTTTGATGTATACGAGTTCAGACTGGTACCCAACATAATCAGCAAGCCAAGCCAAAGGCCCTTGCTTCAATCGTGCTAGATTGATACTGATTTCTTTCCAGACTTGTTTCTTTAACTGCCCAATCTGCGGAGCAGTAAACATCATGATGGATTCATCAAAAAACAAGAGATGCCATAAGGCAACAATACCGGCACTGGCCGTTTTACCAGTGTTATGAAGTACTAAGTCATCTTCACCCAAGAAAAATGGATCTGGATCGAGTACAAAACCGTAATATTTACCTTCACCTAGCTCAGTAACCGATGTAATTTTTAAAGGCTTATGTTCCCCATCTATAAGCCTATAAGATGCAAACTGTTCCCTACTTTCAGGTTTAAGGTTCATATATTGAGAAACAAGCAATTCAATCTTGTCGCCCTTTGACCACCCGTTACCATCGTATAAAGAAATTAAGCAAAGAATATGTGATTTATTGAATGTATGAGCTTTACCATTCTCATATTCAAACCGGAACATTTCCTGATAACCGGTTACTGTTTTAATTACATCTAGTTCTGTCTTACCATCTGCAGCAAGAATTTTATGATTTAGATTAATACGCTCAACTGGGATAAATTCCCCATTGGCTAATTTGATTAAAGTCCCTTTACCAAAGCAACCATGCCCCGATGCTACTGAAGTACGGCTACCATCAAATGCAATAGATTCAAAAAGTAATTCTTGTTGCCATGTGGGTTCGACACCTAATGCTTCTACGGCGAAAGCATAGATGTCGTATCGATAACGCTCACAAAGTTCCCACCATTCGGGAATTTCTTTTAATGGTGCCAAAGCCATACCGTAAAAACACCATTACTTAAAAGATTGAAAAAGGAAGCATTGTTGGATCTACAGCATCTTCTTCAAACTGATTCCCTTCAGTAATTGAAAAGCCTTTGGCAATTTTCGTACTAGCCCAAACAGCTAATAGAATTGCAATGTGTCCATTGTTTAAGCTGCTGCTATCAAATTCTTGCTGAAGGCCGTTTTTATCGACCTTACGGATTTCAAGTACGTTTTTAGGGTTGTACTGGTTTAGCTTCGGCTCAATTTCAATTAACTTTGCTCTGAAACGAGCTTGGTAAATTGAAATCACTTCTTCTAAGTGCTCTTTAGCATTGAAACTTAATTGCCAATTCTGTACTTGATCCGGTGAGTCAGTTACTACAACTGTTTGATCTCTTAAATCGCTTGGTACGGGCAAATTTGAATAAACAGCTGTTTTTTGAATAACAAGCTCACCTGTATCAGCAAATGCCGCTCCAATAAGTCGAATTGGTTGATCCGAAAACCCAGCAACACGGCTGTCTATACGAATAATTCCAGACATTACATTTATCCTTAGCGCCGTTTGCGTTCTAACTTGGTTTGGCATTCAATGCAGAATTTCACGCCACCTAAAGCACGGCGGCGCTCTGGTATTTCTTCACCACATTCAACACATTCTTTTTCAGATTCGCCTTCAAAACGGCATCGGTTTGCAATTTCTTGCTGCAATAAATAATCAGCACTTTCTTGTGCCTTATCGATTAAGTCAGTCATCTATACGCTCAACTGTAATTTCACCTGTTTCTCTATCACCCTTCACACGCTGGTGATCGAGTGATGTGTACTGATCAGCTTGCACTACAACTTTGTCGTTGATTGCGGGCTGTTCCGTTGCTGAGCCGTCAGGTTCATAGCCATTACCTGTGTTGTTGTCGAATGGACCACCGAAACCGATAACGTTAGGTGTATAACCCACAAGCTGAATATCTACAGTTGAGATAGAAAGATTGATTGCTTCGCTTGGGACTGGTGATGGAAAAAGTTCATTTTCAAAAACAGTGAATGTTGAATTAACAACATGATCATTCCATTGCTGAAATGGCACATTAAAACGGCGGTTATCGCTGCTAGACATGTATGCGCAAAACTGCCCAATGACTGAACGCAGATCATTAGGATTGGTGGCAAAGAAAGCGATTTGAGCACGTACAGTTGTTGGCACCAGACGAACCTTCACCCGTTTCTCATCAATGACCGTTTCAATAAAATCAGGCACTGGTAGTAATTGATTTACATCAGGGGGTTGGTCAGTTAACGCTGTTGCAGTAAGCATTACAGGTAAAATCACTTTGGATTCTTCCTCATGCTTCTGGCTTTTTCTATATTCAGAAAGCATTGCTTCTGAATCGTCCATCATCCGTGACGGACATGCTTTTATAGCGTTACCAATGGCTCTCAACTTCCAGTCAGCCGTTAATTGGGTCTCAGGCATATACCAAGCACGAAAATTGACAAGCTGCTTATACCAAGCGTTTTGGATGCATTTAAGCGAATCGTTGGGGTAATTCATTATTACCCCCATACACTAAAGATACTGCCAAAAGACTTTTTCGGCTTTTTAGCTTTTTCTTTTACACTTGGCTGATCCATGGATTGCAGAATTTGTTCAGCATGTTGTTGAACTGAATCAAAGCTCTTCACCGGATTTACCAAACCCGTATAGAGTTCTTTTTTGCGTTCTTCTCTAAGTTGTTGCAGGCGTTTCTGTTTATCAACTTTTTCTGAGAGTTCACCTACTAAGCCTTGAGCATTTCCTAACTCATTTAAAAGTTGAAGTTGGCTATTGATATTGTCGTAGGTCTGTAAGATTTGATCTTCAAGTAATTGGGCAATAATAATTTCAGGTTGTGATAACTGTGAAATATCTGTTGCGCTATCAAAGCAAGAAACAATACCTTCTGGCTCTTCAGGAACAAATAAACCATCAAATAACTGACCATCACCAACATTACTTGCATAATTTGGTTGCGCAACGAAATCAAAACCAAAAAAACCTGTTGGTATTAAACGGCCACCGACATTCTTGTAATTGACTGAAGTGCTAAAACCACCCGCTTGGGCTTTATAATCTTGTAATGCTATCTCACCAGGTTCGTTATCATAAAACTCTTCTCGGTGCTCAACTGTTCCATCCTTTGAAGCACGTAATTCAATTGTTTTAAACGCCCGTGAAAGATATACAACTTTACCTTTTATGATCACCGTTTCAGGCGGCACCATACCATAGCGCTGTCGAATTTGATGACCGTAAAATCCTTGTAATGAATTAGTAGCAACCATTTCTTGTACATGGTCACTGTTGATCAAGTTGACCATTGCATCAACATCGACATTACTTCGATCAACACCGGTATATTTACGGCATCGGTCATGTAAGTTGTAAGATAGAACTTTTGTCTTTCTATTTTTGCTAGCCATAAAAAAGCCCCAATGCTGTGATTGAGGCTATTGTTTCAGTTGTTCTACAGTTGAAATTTAATCAGTTCCAAATCAAATCTTTTGATCAAACTCAATCAATTCCAATAGCTTGTCATGCTGTTTATCTTCAATGGTTGCATCAAAGATGTATCCACTTTTAAGTGAGATAAAAACGTCATAAAAGCTTTCACTAACCATGCCGCCTCTATGTTCACTTTGGGAGACTTGCAAACAATCCATTTGAGATAAGTCAATTAATTGAGAGCAACCACGCTTTCGACAAAAAATACTTAAACGCATACATCACCCCATTACTTAACAAGTGTGCCTTCAACACCACGAGCACGGCGCTCAGCTGTACGTTTATTAAATTCTTCTAGCGCACTTTCCATATAAATAATGGCTTGTTTGTTGAACTCACTCGGAAATTTTTCATCCAAGGTTTTAGTACGGTGAATAAGTACTTTTAACAATGCTTCACTAGTAACCCCATTCACCCCATGTCCTGGAATTGGGCCATCCTGAAAATGAATACTGATTTCAAAATCTTTTGCATTTTGGTTTTCAGGATTTGCTGAAATCTTATAGTAATGGCCCTGAGCATATTCCGTGATGCCTTCAACCACTTCCCCTTTAATAACTTTATCAATTTCTTGTGGTTCTAATTCATGGCTTGCATATCCTAAGAAATGATCAATTAATAAGTTTTCTCCCTGACCATTGATAGGTTCTGCGATTCCTACTAAAACATTGTCTTGAGCTTGTTGCATATAAAAAAGTCCTGAACTAATGAACAGGACTATGAAATCATTTTGTATTTGAGCGCTAACTCAACAGTTCCAATTGAATTAAAGGAAGTTATAGACTGCATAAGGCTTAGCTGCTATTGCCGCTGCAAAGCTTGTGGTGCCTAAATCTCTATCAAATGCCATTGAGTGGACTTTAACGACAATATTGGCTGGTACTAAACGGCGTAATATCGGTGACAGCTCTACCACTTCATTTGCATCAACAGTTTTATCTAAAACAATTCTAATCCGACTTGTTAAGAAGTAATTTGGCTTTTCAAAATCAGACAAATAGGCTGGATATTCTTTTAGCTTTTCCAAGCTGTGCCATAGCCGGATAATCTGAAAATGATCTTTCCCCCACAACATTCGTAAAACAAACTCTAAAAACGCTAATCCTCTTTTATTACCCATGCTGCTCCAATTGGCATAGATAATTCGCATTAACGTGTCAGAGGTGTTATTTCGGCGTAATACAACAAGTCCGTTTTGTTTAGAGAACCGTTCTACAACTGTTTTACTACCGATATGAGGACAACCGTAATCCAATAAATCTTGAATGGACTGCTCAAAGTTTTGTGCAAATACTTGTTTAAATGCTTTAGCAAGTGCGGTTTGCAAGCCCGTACTCACATAGTGTTCATCGATAGGCCGAGTAAAGCTTATAGGGTCCATGTAGCCCCCGAAATATCAGCGGTGCGTTCCAACTCAACAGTAATGCTGTCTTTTGTCACATACACCCACTCATTAGGCTTATTCAACTCATTTGAAAGCATAATGGTAAAGTCACTCATCCGGTCTTGGAAAGCCACAATATTGTCATTAATCAGCTTCCCCATTTCTTGCGTATTAAAGCCATTAACCAGCCAACGACTTGAGCTCAATGATTCACGCCCGTATCGTTCTACAAGTAATTCTTTGATCTGTGTCTTAACCATATCTGTGTTATGTACAGAAGCCAAAGAGCCTTTAATTTTTACTTCAATTGGCTTTTCTACAGCTTCATGTACATTCACTTTACCTTCATACAAGTTATCGCAATAACCAATATACCGACAGATATCTTGTTCTAACGTTGCTTGTTCAGCTGGGTTCTTGGCAACCACCACAAGGTTTAAATGATTAATGTCGCGGTATGTAATGGCAAAGTGTTGCTCTTGCAAAGTTTCATTCCAAACAGAAATAAACTGTGCCCGTTTCATGAATTTTTTACGGACCGCATAGTCAAAGTTACCCAGAAATACAGCATCTTCATCGTAAAGCGATGGATAGCTTGATAATAAACGTAATTCAGATATAGCTAACGGATCTACGCCCTCTCTAATCACTCCACCAGCTTTAAAACGCACTGATATGCGTTGTTCATCATTAGAAAGTACATCAAGTAAAGCCGCATCTTTTAAACGATTAACATCAACTTCCCCGTATGTCTCAAGAATTCCAATTATTACCGTTTCATTGGCTTGCAGAGTACGACCAGCTCTCTCAGAATCGCCAAACTCAATAAACAATCTTCTTAGATTATCTGTAGTAACAGTTACAGCATATTCACCTGGTTCAACATTCATCCAGCGCGGCTTAATTACATAGTTATTATTGCCCTGCTTAATCGAAATATTTGCAAGTGAAAGGTCCTCTAAAAGGTCTATTCGATATTTATGGAACCCTTCAGTAACTGGTACAACATATTTAATTTCACGGTATTCACTTTGTTCGGCTATTACTTCCGCCGTTTCACCAGCTTTAACAGTAATGGATTGAAGCAACCGCCACACTCTACCGCCACTATGGTCCTCAATCATTCGCCCTTGACTTAAGCTCACAGCATTTGTTGACCGGTTGATAATTTCAACTAAGTGCTGACACGGCGTACCTATTGGCAAAATGCCTTTATTTGTAGCATCCGCAATAATTGAGCGGTCACGTGTTTTGGTAAATGGTTCAATAGAAGCAATATCGATTTCTGGACCAAATGCAGTCAAAAAACTAGCCATAGAACGCAGCTGGTGAACGACAAGTGGATCTTGAGCTTTATAGCGTTCCTGAATCTCATAATCATCTATCGCTGCTTGGAGCTGGGCTTCAAAATCAGCTTGCGTTAATGTCATATGTCTCACCTGTTACTGATTTACCCAATCGGTCTGCTACTTGGTTAAGATCTATATTCACATTCATGATGCTTAAATGAATATGAACCGTCTCAAATCCTTCGGTTTGTGAATACAGTGCTAATTGGTCAGAGTTAAGCTCAGATAATATTGGTAGATCCTTTTTCATCTTAATGAGAAAACTATCTGCCACCCTCGAGTCTAAAGGTGCCATTAGCAAATCATAAAGAGGTGCACCAAAGTCAGAACCATACTTCCCATTGACCGGATGATTAAGCCAGTACTCAACCATGTCTAAAATTGTTTTAGATGTGATCATTAAGAAGTTGCTCTATTACTGAAAATCATCAAAAGCTTTACTAGTATTGCGGTGCCAATCTGATAAGTTGAAAAAATGGTGAAATAGATTATGAATATCCATAATGAAACGCTTAATGCATCAAAATATGAAGCAACGTTATAGATTCTCCAATCAACAAGAATAATAGTGATCAATACACATGCCATACTTATGAAATACATATATCTGATTTCTTTAAATAAGAGGCTTATAGGCACATGACGGAATTGTTTAATATACGCAGCTTTATTCTTGCTATTCCATCCTGTAACAACGGAAAGATAAGCTAAAAATGCAAGAATTAAGACAATATCAATACCGATTTGAATTTGCATAAAAAACACCCTTAATAAGAACTGTATTAAGGGTATTGCTTTTGTATATATGTAAGCGTGAATGGTTCCATATTTGAAATTAAGAAATGCATGGATTATTATATATACAAAGCTCGCTCCACTTATGACACGAGAACGTATAGGGTCATAAGTGTAGGTTAGAAGATGTCGCAACCCATCTCTAACTACCGGGCTTTTTTTAATGCACTTCAAAAGCTGTAAGCAGCCATGCATTACTACCTTCTCGCTTAATCAATGACGCTTCATGCGAATTAAATAAAATATTTATTCTTGTAGATAATCCACGTTCTGTACGCCGTTGTGTACTACCTTGAGCGATTGTTTGCACAATAGTATCCACAAGCATATGCACAACTTCATCATATGTCATGCCATCACTTTCCATACGGCGCTTGATAATATGCTTAATGCCCTGTTTATCACTGCCATACTCAAAATCCACCCAGCCTAGATCATTACGATACATAGCTCTATGCACTGTGGTTTTTTCCATAATGGCTTTGTTCATTGCAGCTTTACCACGTGTGATATTTGCTGTAACTGATTTGATTGGACTCGCACTATCAAATTCAGGCTTTCCCAGTTCGGATTGACCAGCCTCCGAACTTATACCAAGTTGTTGCTTAGCATGTTCAATTTGTTCCTTCAGTTGGTCACGCTGAGCGGTTTGTTTTGCTAAATCTTCATCTAGCTTTTGTTCTTGTTCTTGTACTTCTTTAATTTTCTGATCTACAGAAGTACGGCGCGGCGGCAAACTGACTTTATCCCGTTTATTTTGTTCTTGAATCTTTGATTGTGCTTCACGGATAAGTTTAGCTACACAACTCACGGCGTTTTCAAATGTTGGCTTATAGACATCACTAAAATCTCCTGATAGCACAATTACTTTGTCGTTCAGTTCGGCCTTGACCACATCTGCTAAAGCACGAACATAAAGTGTTAGCGTAGCGCCACCTGAAAAGAAAAATGCAACTGGTAAAACGCTAACACCAGCAACACGCTTAATTTTGCGAAATTCTGGTGTAACAATCGTTTGGCCTGTTGCTTTTTCTAAAGCCGATTGGATCTTTTTAATGTATGGAGTAGAAGCTGTTACAGCTGCAAGATTAAGACTGCCCATGAAAAATAACCTCATATCAATGAGGTTATTTTGAAATCTATTGGATGTACAATTTGTGCAAGGTTCCAATTTTTAGAACCCTAAAACGAGGAAAACACCCCGCAGGGTGCTTTCAAATAAGACTTATTGGATTATCAGCGAGAAATTTATTACTGATATCTTATTCAATAAGATTAGCTATGTACCTATAATATTAATTACTGCACCACTTGTCAAATTTGTGCAACAGTGAAATTACTAAAAACCTCTAGAAATAACTATTCCACCATGTTGGTGCTTAATTTCTATTAAGCATGAAATTTTCAAAAGACGACGGAACTCTCTCTTAGCCCTTGATAATGGCAGTTCTCTCATATAGGAATAATTTTTATATATTTCGATAGTTGATTCTTGGCAGAACCAATCAAAATGTCTTTTATAACTTGATGATAAATAGTCATCCCTTCTATCTTTTGATATCCAACCTATTAACCGGCATAAACGATGATTCAAGGTCAACATTCTTGAAATGCTTTCACTTGGGGTAGTAGCAGATTCATAGATCACTACTTTTGATTTTTCATGAAGAATCTCAGTAAATTTCCATAATGGCTCGTGGTGAGCAATACGATTTCTTAAAGATAGAACCTGTCTTAACCGAATAATCAAATCGTCTATAGCATTTGTATCCCAATAACTTTTATTTACAGCAAAATGATCTTTAAAACCCTTAAAGAAAACTTCAGGCCAATCAATAGAAGGATGTAATTCAATAAGTTTAATCCAAAAACCAAATGTCTGATTTGCTATAACTTTACCTGGAGTTGGAATGTTTTGTGTTTTAGGAACTAAAGTCGTAATTCCATTAACCTTCTTTTTCCTATGAGTCATTTTTTTTAATATTTTTTGAGTTTCCAAGTTTAGTATATTTTGGTCCATAAGGTACATGTACCAATCATTATCATGTATGTGTCCTTGATTTTTATGCGAAAAATAAAGATACGATAATTCTTTATGTACCATATTACGAAATGCAACTTCAAAAATACTTAACAACTTAAAAAAAGCAGTTGAGAGCGCATCATTCCAAAGGTATACACCTATGCACTCCTCATTATTTTTTAAATTAAAATATAATTTATAACTCTTTAATCGATCAGAAGATAACAAGTCTACGGTATTAGAAATATTGCTAGACTTCATTTTCTCCGAAATCCTATGAATAAATTATTAAATTAACCTACTAATTATATATTAATTAAAGGAATAACTCTATTAACTTGTTCAGTTCTATTATTTTCGCTTTCTCTTTTCAAACGTCCTTCTCAACCATTCCTCTCGATCTTCAACATTCTCAATATTTTTAAGTTTGCGCCAAAATTCACTAATAGCCTTTGAAAATTTAACAACGTCATCATCCGTAATATTAAATGTAGGTTCATATATAAAGTAAGGCAACGGATTATTTTCCATACCATGATAATTTTCTTTTAAATAAAATGGGTACTTGTTACACAGCTCTCTATATGAGCTTCCATTTCCATGCTTAAAAACATTAACAATTACTCTACAAGCATCAAAATCTTTAAAAAACTCTTGTTTTTCGATATCGAATTCATCAGTTTTAAAAAGCATAAATAATTTGTTAACTGGCAGAGTCCAAATTTCATTTCTGACTTGATGAGTACATCCCCACCATCTGGATTGATTATGTAGGAATGAACGAAACTGTTTTTCCCATCTATGATACATTCCCGCAATAACTGAAAATCTGACATTCTGTTGAAGATCACTTAGATTTTGATAAAAGATAATACTTGCATCATATGAATCATAATATAATGAAGAGGAATCATATGGATCTTTATTGAAGTAATGGCTCTCTTTTTCAATCCGCCATTTTTCTTCATATTCATCAGCTTCTTGAGAGATGTTATCAAATTGATTCAAAAGCTTGAGCTGACATTGTTCTAAGTAAAAGTCATTTATTTCTATTAAGTTTTTTCTTAGTTGATCGTACAATTCAATAAGCATCAAATTTCCCCATTATTAAAAATATTTACAACTCATAAAGGAACAACAAGGGAATGAATAATTCAATCCCTTTAATATTCTCTACAAATATTGAATTTATAAGCAACCAGGTTCGTTACCTGATCTACACTCTTGCATATCTTGTAGTTCTTTAATTCTATTTTCTGTCTTTTCCACTAAACATGCATTATGAACAAATGGATATAAAGAGCCCTTTAAAACAGGTGAAGATTGAAATTGGCAATCTTTTTCTTTGTATTGAATCCAAGCTCTTTGAGCCTCTTTTAATTGAAGTTTCTCTGTTGGGTTAAGCTCTTTCATATAATTTGCATAAACGGAATTAATTTTCTGATTTGCAGAATTCAAAACATTTGATGAGCAAGTATTTAAAGCCGATTGATTTGGCAAATTTGAGCATTTATCTATACCAGCAAAAGTAACTGAACAAGTAATCGTGCTCATAATTAAAAAAGTAATTCTCATGAATTTATACATCTAATTGCTCCACTCTTAATTTATTTATATCTATCTTTAGTACATGGTAGCCAATTCAAATCATTTCCTGCAGCATTCTCGTTTTCAGAGCCCCAACACCATCCGCCATTTTTAATATCTACATATAAAGTATCTCTAGCTTCACAACTTTCAATAGTTTCGGGGTCATCACCCGATCCACCACGGCATGAATCATTGAGCTTTTCATATTGGAGAATTTTGTTTTGTATGATTTTAGGAATTTCAGAAGATTGCTTTTTCAAATAGTCGTTAATACCTTGTATTGATAGTTCGCCTGCTTGATAAAAATGAACATATATAATTGGTAACTCTTCAATTTGATTAGTTGTAGGGTTGGTATAAGTAAAAACGTCTGACGGCGCAACAGTGCCCTTAAATGCAATTATGTCGCCTTCTATAACCCTTGCTTGTACATTTGGCTCAAAAACTAAAACAACTAAATTACCGTCAAAATTAGCTTTATTTGCCAGAACCCCATATAAACCAGCTTTTTGATTTATTATTGGCCTTGAGGATGCCAAAGCCAAAGTATAATTATCAACCTTCTGAATTGATTCGATACTCGCAGCTCCTATTAATTTTGTGCCTACATCATAATCATGAAATCTAATTCCTCTATAGGTTTTGTCATCATTTATTAAAATACTTTGATTCAAAAAATCAGATTCATTTAAAGATGTAAAATCATAAGTTGCTTCCGCTTTAACGGGTTCTTGCATTGCTGAGTTAGATCCTTCAGCTGGTTGCTCATTATTTTTATTACAACCAGCTAATGCAAGCATAGTAATTAATACCGTTAAATTTAAAGCTCTAAGAGTCATTAATAAACTAACCTTCTAAGTTTCCCATTCCTATCCCACCAGTTAAAGCATGTGCTAGGAATCTATCATTTACATTCTGACTGATATTACCATTATTACCATTAACAACAACGACTTCCTGAGGATTTGGAGTATTAAGTGGCTGTTTAAAAGCTGGTACTTTTGTTATAGGAGTACTTTTTAGACTAGTGCCACTTGAGCTAAGATCCCTTTTTGAAGTTGGTATATGTGGAGTTTTAGAGCTTAAAACGCCTGAGAGTTTTCTACTTGTTTGGTTATAGATATTCCCTTGCTTTGGCTCAATGCCAGAAGCACTCTTCACTGTTTTAGCTTCTACATCTTTTAATGTTTTAGAGTTATCTTGCTTATCTGTAAGTAGAGATCTTTTGCCTGCATCAACATGGATATTTTGTGCCATTGCTGAACGTTTCATAGCTTCAGCTTCAACTGCTGCAGGTCGTTCATAATATCGGGAGACAATAGCACCGGCTTGATTAGCGGATTTAGATTGTCTTAACTTTTTACCTGCAGATGATTCATTGTTATTTAATTCCCAGTTCACAAAAGCTAATTGTTCTTGATATGAGGATTGACGAATATCTTTACCAAACTTTTGTTTAAATTTTGCTTGTCTATCAGGATGCCATTGACCAATTCCAAAAGCTTTACCATTATCACCAATAGCAGTATGTTTAAAGCCACTTTCTGCTTCAAGATTCGCAACTATTCCAGCAGCTTGCTCTGTTGTCCAATTTCCTCCTTCCTTGCTTGTGAAAAACTTTAATGCCTCATCTCTAGCAGCTGATCGATTAACTGGTTGTGCAATTGTAGCGCCATATTGAGCTACACCAGCATTAGCTCCAAAACCCGGCTTATAAACTCCTTGCCCAATGCCCCATGTGGGAACGCCGTCATGAAATGGATTAAAGCGATTAAATTTATCCTTAATGAAATCTAAGGTATCACTAGCAGTATCTTTAACACCATCTACAACTTTTGATGCTGTACCTTTTGTCAGTTCAAAAGCATTGGTTGCATAGTTAACAAACCCTTTCCAAGCAGTATTAATAATACCTGGTACATCTGCAGCAATTAATGAATCTGTCCACTCTTTAAAATACGGCGCAACTACGGTACCTAGCTTATTCCCAATCCAAGAACCAGCCATACCACCAATTAATGTTCCAACTGGACCAAATAAAGACCCGACAGTACCACCAATTACTCCACCCGCAAGACTACCAACAGTACCGCCTTTTTCTTGTGTACTTTGTTCATTCCAATCTAATAATGATGCACCAGCAGCTAGTGCACCTATGACTGGTAAACCACGGCCAAACTTGAGGACTTTTCCAAGACCCTTCCCTAATTTCCCAATACCTTTTCTACCTTTGCCCAGTACTCCACCTAACAGCCCACTGCCAGCAGATAAGACGGTAGTAAGTAGTTTCCCTAGAGAACCAAGCAAACCGCCTTTAGACGCTAAATTATCAGCAATACGCTGCAATAGTTTTATTTGCTTGCGATTATGATTTTCTTGTTCCCGCGGTAAAGGTTCATTCCGTTTTCTACTACGCATGAATCCTGTTAATGGCCGCATAGCTAGTCCTGCAGCACGGCGAACTGGTGTAAGTAAGTGTCCGACTTCATTGATTGCATCAACTGTAGGATCTACACCTTGTGGAGAGTTCGGCATTACCCCTTTAATCACCGTAGTTATCGTTTGGGCAACTTTACGAATTGATGATTGGTTTTGGGGTTCATTAGGGTTTGATACAAAACGGCCCTTTTCGTCACGCTCAGGAACACTAGGGTTTACAATTTTTGATAAGTCTTCATGACTATTAATTTCTATAGCAGGTTTTAAACTCTTAGGTTGGTTAATATGTTTCTTTTCTACTGTCTTAAGGTCATCAACTGATTGCTCCAATATATCAGCAAAGTCTTTGACCAGCTTATCTGCTACAACAAAAGATTGAGTGATTGGATTTGCTTTTTCTTTTAATAAATCTTCAAAATCTAAAGCTTGTCTATTATTGACAGCATTAAGCATCTTTTGAAATTCAGTTAATTTTGGCTGAGGCTGTGTAAGTTGAACTTTTTGCTCTTCAAAGCTTTGCGTAAGAATATCTATGATCTTCTCAATATTTGAATCAATCGTACTTACTTTTTTTTCAACTCGTTTCATACCAATAATGAAACCAAGTTCATCATAAGATAAAACTGGATTATTGTGATTTGAATCTGTCATAACAAAAATGCCCCATACTGATATAGGGCATTTTGAATCATAATTATTTTTGAATTTTTAAGTGTTCCAACCAAAAATTTAATTAAAACTTAATCTTTAGAAAATAATTATTATGATCCAAAACATCTAATTCAATTTGGTATCCTAGATCGATTAGGGACTGTTGTAACTCATTGACTACTGCCATTGTAGCTCTTGATTTTGATAAGGTGAAAGTCATTTCTTTCTGTCCTTTTGCGGCAAGAGAAGTAATAAATACACCTACTTCTTGTTTCAATTCCTCAAGTGTAGATGGCTGTGCAGATTCTGAGATTTTAGCTGCTTCTGCTGCTGAAATAAGGGTCATAACTTAATACTCTATTTAATTAATGATTTTAAGCACTTTGTAAAATATAAATGCCACATGCATTATAATTAATAGAAAGATAATAATTTCAATGGTGTAAAGTTTTATATAAAATCTATTCATTTTTATCATCTGGCTCTACTTCACCTGCTTCAATTAGCGCTAACTTACGCATAAACGCCTCTTCTTTTTTCTTCTTCATATTAGCTTTAGCGATTGCCATTCTTTCTTCAGCACCCGAAATAACAGAACTACGCCGTGCTTGAACTTCCGACTGGTCTTTAAGATCATCTACATCTAAGCCCCAGAACATTGCTTCTGTCTTGGCAATGTTAGAAATGCTGATACTTTGCTTAACGTTTAAATCTACAACTTGACATATAAGTCCCATCTTGAACTTGACTAATGCTAATTGTTCCTCAGTTGGATTATTTAAATTCAGTACTTCATCTCTAATATGAATAACACTATCGATAGTGTCTGTAATTAACTCTCCAAGCTTATGAGCTCTTATACGGTTGTTTTTGACAACCAAAGCTGACTTTAGATAGTTCTCGTTGACTGTAGAACGGCCACCGTTGTTATGACCACTATTTTTTGAGTTTTGACTATTAAATTCAGCAATATTTGACGTTTTTTTGACAGAATTTTGACTATTACTTTTTTCAGTTTTTTCAGTATCTTGTGTATCTTCTTGACCATTGTTTTTTTTGGTCAATTTTTTAATCTCTTTATTAAGCTCCTGAGCTGTCTTTTTGACTAGAGATTTAGCTTTCTTTTTCCATTTCTCCGCAAGTGCTTTACGGCGTACAACGGATGGCGAAGGCATCTCACAACCGAGTTCTTCGCCAACCTGATCAACTAAACCTTGCCACGTAATCTTAGGAGAAGATTCATAGACTTTTTTTAGCCGGTTCCAAATTTCTTCCGAGTATTCAATCTTGCGAGCCATTAAAGTCTATCCCTTATTCAGTAAATAGACCTATTTGTTTTACTTCAGCTATAGCTTGTTGCTGTAAAGAAGCCTTGCTAAAACGTTTTTTATTTTGGATCAGATCAATTAGAGCTTTTTGCTGTAAATCGTTCTCTTCGCGTTGGAATACATCATCGATAGCCATTTCTAAGTTACGGATTTGTTTCGCACGATTTTGTTCACACTCACGCACTATACGCATGAGGGTGTGAAGTTCAGGTAAAACCTTTTCTTGGATAGACTGTTCTTGAGATAAACATGCTTGAATAAGCCCCTTTGAGGCTTCAAGTAACTCAACCGTTAAGGCTTTAGGGAAAGAAGTAATATGCTGTGCCGCAGCCATACTCAATTGAAATGCCATAGCTTGAGTATATTCACTCATCATTTCACCAAGACTGTTAAACAGAATACCTGCTACAGAAGCTGTTTTATCTAGTTCCGGTTCAATCGTAAAACCAAGAATCCAGTCAGCTGAAACACCATATTTTTGACATAGCAAAGAAAGTAATTCTGCATCTGGCATTAACTTACCATTTTCGATTTCACTCATTCGATTTTTATGCGGTGTACCGAATATTTCTAATGCTACGTCTTCTTGACGTAATTGAGCCATGTCACGCGCCATTGCAAGTTTTCTTCCGATAAGTACTCGACGTTGCAAATCGCTCTTTTTCGCCATTTAAATGCTTCTCCCAGCTAACCAATCAAAATCTACAGTTTTTGACAACCAATCAGTTTCATCAGTAAAAACGCACGAAAGCCAGACACAACCCTCTTCACATGGTTCTGCCAGCTTAATTTGTTCACTTATGAAAATATTGTCGTCTTTGAATAACAAGCCATCACCTTTGACACTATCAATTAGTAGTTTTGGATAGTTATCAATATCAAATCGTGGATAAGTTTTAGCGCTGTAAGAACGAGTTTTAAGTGGTGGCTGAACAATTAACCGTATTTCACAAAGTTGATCGATAGCTTTTAACTTAAGTGCTCTAAACATAGGTCCATATTGTTTTTGAACCTTGTCCTTATACTTTTTAGCACCTACTGAAAGACTATTTCTTTGCTTTCCGTTCTGATCAATTGTAGCCCGCCAAATCTCGTTAGCGCTTAATCCATAAGGCAATTTGATTGTGATGTATTGCTTACCAAAAATGATAACACCACCTGTACTTCCCCTATACACACTATTTTCACCATCATTTTCTTTTTCTACATGGCACGGGAAAAACACATGTTTATTTGAGCTAGCTTTATGCTTTTTAACTTTGTCATTACCTGATGAAACACTGAAATCCTTAAAGAATTCCTGTCTTTTATTATTGGAGAAAAACTCGCTCCACTGACGGCGGTTACTTTTTTTAATCATAACGACCTCAAATCAAGCAAGTAAGATTTACATAAACTTGAAGCTCTTCTTGCATGACATAATCCTTAAAAACACTTAGTTCCAGAATTATTAACCGTTAGATTTATTTAGAAGTACCCTTGTTCCAATTCATTATTTTTGTTTGTAAAAAAATGCTCTCTTTTATATATGCAAAATATATTGATCCTCAAAAAAACATCGAGCTGGTCCTACTTACCAATGTGTCAGCACTTTTAGGATAGGGGCCCCTATCATTTCCTTCTTTTTAGTAATTTAATATCCAAACCCTTTTTACGTAGGATTTGCATCACACACCAAAATTTTAAAGGCCACATCTAGTTTCCCTTTATTATAAAATTATTACCTAGGGGTTGTTTAGAAATCTAAAACTTTTATAACTCTTACTCAGAAATTCTCTTTTTCATCAACCATAAATTACATAAAATATTATATTTATCCACAACTTAAATAAGCTTGATTCTTTAATTGATAAACTCACTAGAATAATATTTCTTAAAATAATAGGAGTATATTGACAGAAAAAAGCTAAAATATTACTCTCTAAAAGTTTTCTTCATAAAAAAGCATCAAAAAATGAAAACTATCATCGTAGCTTTTGTACTCTCAGCAATTTTGATCATTCTATCATTTTTATTTTACATGATTATAAAAACCCATTATAAGAAATAACAAAGAATTAAAAAAGCTCATTTCCGAACCAGAAATGAGCTTATGAAATCCACATAAACCTGAAATACTAAGTATGGCTACTTAGCAATATTAAATTAAATGAATTTCTTTGAAGAATCAATATTTTTTTTAAAAAAGTATCTAAAAAAATTTAAAATTATTACAAATATTATAATTATAGCTTTTAGCAAAGTTAATTTCTTTGCTGCTACAAAAAAGTAAAAGTTCAAAAAGAATAAAACTTCTAAAATTAGTTAACGGGACTAAGAAAACTATTTTTTAAAAGTTGCTTTATAATGTTTGGAATTAAAATAATTTACAATCTCTTCCCCATTATTTTGATTTTTTTCTAAATTTAAGGTTAAAAAATCTAATTCCGATTCCAAATTTATAAACTCGGGAATATATTCTTTGATAGGAGGGGGTGGCTTAGGGCCCCCTTCAGTAATTTTTTGAATAAACCCAGCTAACCATAAAATGTATTCTTCTCTTAAATTATAAGAAGGAATCAAACTTACATCAATCTTTACCTTACAATCATTTTTACTTTTACTCAGTACTTCATTGAAATCAATAAAATTATATTTCAGCTTATATTCTGTACCCTTAATTTCTTTTCGAATCACCTTCATAAGAATATACATATTTTCTAAAACATCTTTAGAAAATAGTTTTTCATTTTTCATTTTTTTGTAAATAGTCTCAGCAAGAAAAAGATATTGTGGCATGTTACAAATTCCATTTCATAATTTCCTCTTATTCTATAATATAGAATTATTAAATTAATATTACAAGAATTTACTCAAAGTTTTTTATTTTAAATTTTGAAGTAATATCAAAATATTAAGATAGTAATTCCTAATAAAAAGGTCTATTTCTTTTTTAAGAAATAGACCTAGCGAAAAAAGCGCTCAAACCTAAAAATGGCTGATTTAGTATTAGCTGCCCTTATTCAAGTTGGTACTATTAAGTAATTTAGAAAATGCTCAATTAACCTCTCTCTTTAAATTTCTCTGCTTCCATCTAGTCCCTACATCTTATGAAATGGACCCCATATTGCATTCATATTCTTGAGCTGCTTCTCTTCGTAGTTAAGCCTTTTTCTGATTAGCTTGAACTTGGGTCGGGGTTAGCTTGTTTGGATTGTATTTTTTTGAGCGTTTTTTGCTGGTTGCTTTAGATTTCATTTGCACCCACCCCCTTTAGCTCTTAACTTTTCAGCAACTAAACGATCAGCTACACGCTTAACTCGATTCCAAACAAAGTTGTGATCAATTTCAGAACGACCTTGATAAATACGTTCAAGTTGAAATGCCGTAACTGAATAATCCACTTCTAAGGCCAGTAAATCCCAATCTTCATTAAAAGCTGTAGCGTAGGGGGTCAATTGGCTTTTCTGTGCCAAAATACGCAATTGGCGAGCATCTGGACCACGTTTTACAACTGGTTTTGGCTTAGATTTGATTAAACCAGTTGAAAGCGCCCATTCGACACAAGTTTCGCAACGACAACATAAACGCTTATACATAGGTCCGGTGCCGTGAGGCATATTGAGATCACGCCCTATAGACTCAACGTGTCGAATTTTATTACCAGGATGTTTCAGCCATTTCTTAACTGCTTTTTCTAATGCTTTTCGCTCCTTAGATTTAGCTGCTACGTTTGAGTAAGCAACTAATGCGTATTCAGATTTTTTCATATCAACAAATGCGTTCACTGTGCTTTACCTCCACCTATACGAGCATCATCCCAATCACATTCCACAATATCTAAGCCATCATGTTGAAATCTTGACCAAAGCCGGTCCCCAAGATCATCGCGAACCTCAGAAAGGCTTAGGTTTGAAATCACTACTGTTGGCTTCATCTCGTCATAACGAGTAAGTAGAACCTTATGAACACTCTCAAGCAGGTGAGGACGTTTTTCAGCACGGTCATGTAAGCCATATTCGTCAATAATTAATAAATCTTTGCCCACATAACGTTTTAGTGCTTCATCTTCGCTATCACCGCTACGGCGATAGGCACCCGCAATATCTTCAGCTAAGTCTGCAGACGTAATGTAAATAGCCTCCCAGTTTTTAATGATGATATTTTTCAGAATAGATGAACCTAGATGGGTTTTACCTGTTCCAGTACGACCAACAAGGAGTAAATTTCTAAAAACACCTGCATTGAAATCCATAGTGAACTTTTCACAAGTTTTACGAGCTTTGTCTTGTCCTTTGTGAGTTACTGCATAGTTGCTAAAGCCGCTATTTACATGTCTTTTAGGGATACCAGCTCGAGCCATTTTCAAATTTAAAATACGAATATTCTTATCGCTTTCATATTTTTCATTTGACTGCTTCATGATTTTTTCAACACAAGACTGACAAACGATTCGACCATGTACATTGATCATTTGTTCTTTGTGGATCTTACAGATCTGGTTTGTATGGGAAATTTTATATTCCAATTTTTGAGGCACTGCGTTCATATCAACTCACCCTTCACAGCTGTGTGAGCAACCGGTTCATATTTCTTTGGCGCTCCCCATTGATCATTTACGTTGCGTGGTAACGATTGATGGTTTGACTGTTGACCAGTAGTCATTTCGGGTTTTTCGTTTAGGTACCAAGATGCTTTGAAGGCACCCCAAGGATTTTGTCTTTTCAAACAATATTCGACGGCTTGCTGAAGTGTGATTCCTGCTTTTTGGGCTTCATTCAAAAGTGCGTCAAAAGCGTTTTCGGTGTTTTGAGCTTTCTTGGCTTTACGTACTTGTAAGAACTCAGCAGCGTCTTTCTCAGGTACACCATTTTTTTTCAAAGCACTCTTGAAACTAAATTTTGCTTGAGTCGATGAATCAACTTCGCCAACGGCGGAGTTGTTATTCCCTTCTGGATTCAGTGAATCAGGATTCAGATTAAGGGAATCAGGATTCAGATTAAAGGAATCAGGAATCAGGGCGTTTTGGTCTGAGATAGAAACAGTTTTAGAACCGTTATCTAACTGTTCTTGTGTGTTTCCACTACTGTTTGCTTGATTCGATTCACTTTCTTGATAACTGTTTTCAACAGCAGAACCAGTATTTTGAGGGGCAAATGGACCTGTTTTATCGTAAAAATGCTTTAAATCAGCTTTATTTAGCTGAATTGCCTTTCCAACAATTGTTTTGTTTTTTGGATTACGTTGATAGACAGTGTAGATGCCATTTCTGTCAGGTAGCTCACTATCTTTCTCAAGACCATGTGGGTTTTGATGTTTAACAAAGTTAACGATATGGATAACATCAATACCATCAGCGTTATATAACTCGATAAAACCAAACTTAGAAATGTTCTCTAACTGTTCTGCAACGTTTATATCGTCTGCAGGAAATAAAGACATTTTGATTTTCTTAGGTCGATTTTCGAGTCGGCCTTCGCGATCTGCTAAAGTCCAAAGCCCTATAAATAGCAATCGTGCTTCATAAGGTAATTCAATAATGTCTTCATTCATAAAGAATGAGGGCTTAATATTTCTAGATCTTGCCATTTCTTAAGCTGCCTCATATAAGTGTTCATGTGCAAAATTTGCACGTACTAAAGCTTCAGAGAATTGAGGAGGTACAGAATTACCTACCATTCTTCCCTGTTCTGTCTTAGTTAATTTGATAGTGTTTCCATGTTCATCGATCCCATGATCAATGATGTAAGTAGGTTCAAAACCTTGTGCAGTGAATAGTTCTCTTGGCTGAAGCATACGGAAGCCAATATCAACAATTTGGTGCAGCTCACCTTTAACCATTACAAGGCCAAAACGATCACGTGTTGGTATCGTACGAAGTGGCTCATGAATGCTATTTCCGTCTTTCTCACTACCGTAGAAGGCAGTTAAAAATGCTTGTACCAATGCAAAATGACCCGCACTTGTAGTAATGGTGTGTAATGGTTCATCTACTGGTTGACCAATGTTGTTATTACGCAGTTTCACCAGGTTGCTGACGACTAAACTGTTATGATCTTTTGCAGTAATCGTATGAAGTGGTTCACGAATATCACTACCAACTACACCCGTATAATGCTTAGCAATGAACGCAGTAACTAACGCATGATGCCCACCTTTCACCCCTGCGCAAATTGTGCGTAAAGGTTCATCAATAGGCATACATCTTGGGCTAGATGCATTTGCACACTCAGTAAGTACTGGGGCAACGCTTTTAACCTTATCCATTGGAACAATAAATGGTTCTGGATTATTGATCACATAACGGACTAAACCATTTGCTATACGGCGACAAGTTGCCTCAACTAGAGGTTTCTTACGAGTAAAAATACTTGGGCAAGGAATCGACCAATCTATACATTCTGCAGTGATTCGCCATGGTTTTAATTTCCCAGCTTTAACTGCTTTGCTATCTGGTGCAGCATGCGTAGGCTTGGGCCAAACTATAGGAAAATTGTCACGGCGAGCAACAAGAAAAAACCGTCTTCTTAGTGTTGGAGATCCGTAATCCCGAGCACTCATTACTCGCCATTCAACTTTATAACCTTGATGACGTAATGCATTAACAAAGCACCTGAATGTTTCACCTTTGTGCTTTTTACTCGGGAATCCATCTTTTCCTAGTCTGCCCCAAGTTTTGAACTCTTCAACGTTCTCGAGCATGATTATACGTGGTCGTGTAAAGTCAGCCCATCTAAGAGCAATCCAAGCTAAACCACGTATTTTCTTTTCAACCGGTTTTCCACCTTTTGCTTTAGAAAAGTGTTTGCAATCTGGACTAAGCCAAACCAGTCCTACAGGCTGATTGTTAGTAACTTTTACAGGGTCAACATCCCAAACATCCTCACAAAAATGACGAGTATTTGGATGATTAGCACGATGCATTGCAATTGCTTTAGGATCGTGGTTAATAGCAATATCAACGGGACGGCCAAAGGCTTTTTCTAAGCCAGTAGATGTTCCACCACCACCTGCAAAATTATCAACAATCAATTCATGAGGTAATAAGTTAAGATTGAGGCACATATTCATAATGCACCACCATTAACTTTTTTAAGCGTTAGTAAAACAGTGAATAATTGACCTGCAGAATATTTAAATGTCTTAACTTCAGTGCACTCAACTAAAAAGCGATGTTCACCAAAATTAACCCTACTTCCTGGTCTATCAAGTGTATAACGGCTCCAACCTTCAGGAATCGGATCACAGGAAAAATGGCCGTAGAATTTTTCAGGTCCACATTTAATGCTACAAAGGGGTTCAGCTACCCAAAAAACTTGATTGAGAAATTTTTTTCTCGCACGAAATTGATTGTTTTCCCCTTCCTTAATTCGCATATTTACCGCTATTTCGCATAATTCCCTATCGCGGATATTTTTAGCTTGGTTGCGGTCAACGATGAGTTTATTTTTCATATCGCTCACCCATCCAATCCAATTAAATTCTTAAATTCAGAAATCACATCTACCAGCATTTTTTCGAGGTATACGTAATCAGGATTTAATTTGGATGGCCCACTTTCCCAAAGCCAGTCTTCACCAAACAGTTCACACATGATTGATCGGTCTTTAAAAGTGAGCTGGTCAAAGAAATTTGAAAAACATTCGAATTCAATTTCTTTAAGGTGTTCATAAAAATTTCTAAGATCTTTTTTGGAAATTGCGCCACTTGATCGACCATCTTTTAATTCAGATAGCTTATTGATAGCTATGTATTCAATTACTTCATTACCATCCTCAACATCTACCCACTTTTCAATTTTAGGAAAAAGTTTATTAAGTAAATAAGGAGCATGGCATTGGGCAATGAACTCTTTAAAAGTTGGTTGACCAACATGAGAAAAGAAAGCGGAACCGGTAAAACTACTTAAAACGACTGTTAGACGTCCACCGCCAGCACTATATAAATTATTTGGATCAACATAAGCTAAAGCCCAGTCTGACTTATATTCACCTATTTTTTTGAAGACGAACTTTTCCATTAAAAGTTCCCCAATGAAATTGTCTTCTCTATATACAATCTGGCTCATGAGGCGCCACCTTGGTTAACTTTATAAGACTTGCCATAGAGGACCAACTCAATAGTGCTAGTACTTACAGCAAATTCTTTTGCCAAATCTTTAACTTTTGAGCCTGATGCACGTTTTTTCCTAACGCTCTCTACTTGCCCTTGATTAAGTTTTGCATTTATATGTGATGCCCCCTGCTTATATCCACCATGCTGAACCCTATCATTTGCATTATCTTGTTTTGTGCCATAAGCTAGATTTTCGTAACGATTATCGGATGGAATCCCATTTAGATGGCGTACTTCTTGATTTTCTGGAACAGGCCCAATAAATGCATCTGCAACAAGTTGATGAACACCAATTGGTCTTGATTTGCCATTACCGATATATACAGAAACGGTGCGATATCCTTTTGAAGTGGTAAATTGCGATAGTTCTTTTGAGTATGAAAAATCAACTCTATTTAGCCCTTTGGCTAACCTACCCTTGCGACGGTGTGTAAAAACTTTCCCATCTGCAGTGACTGAGTAACTGTTAAACGATGGACATCTTTTCATTGATCAATCCTCCGAAAAGAAATACACCAAACCCAAGGGTTTTCATTCCAAGATTCTTTACCTTTTATTGCTTCCCAATGTTTTTGAAAGTTAAGAACTGGGTTATGAGAATTATTGCTTTGCATAGTTGAATCAGTTTTAGGTTTATCAAAACCTTCAGCCTTAGCATCTACATCACTAATTTCATGTAAACGCTCAACACGGATATCAACTATTTCAAGCAAAACACGTGATGCTTTACGAGGCATACGAGAAGATGGCTTCCATCTAACTGGATAACCCTTTCCCTTACAGTCGTAATAAGCAATTTCATTTGGGTTATCTGCTTTGTAGACAAATGACTCATGAGGAGTTCCACCTAAACTTCTAATTTTGGTGCCATACGTCTCTTGAACAAAAAGCTGGTCGCCAATTGCTCCAAAAGGACAAATTTTCTGAAAATAAGAAGATATTTGTGATTTAGAATCTTCTAAACCAAAGAACTCTCCAAGATGTTCAGCTATATCAATTTTTTTTTGAACTTTACTCTTAATAATTCGGCGTGTTTGCGTCTTAGATCCATTTAAAATGGCCCTAACCATTTCTGAATTAAATAAAATTGGACGTACCGTCATGCTGCACCTTCCTGAGCTGGTTTATACAAGCTCACTTGTTCAGCATAATTCCAAGCACGTTCACAGATATTATTAAAAGAAGAGCGTCTTTCATCTAACCACTGCTTACGCCATTCTTTTTGTTCAGCTGGATCTTTAATTAAGTTGTAAGCTTTGAAAAAAGCTGTTCGGTCAAGGTAGGAACCTAATAAAACGCTATTAAAGCTATCTGCTAAATCTTGTTTTTCTTCATCTCGAACTTGAATAAGTGTTTCTTCAAAATTTGTTCCAAATTTAGAGATAAACCATTCTTCATGTCCACCGAAAAGAAAGAACGGAACATCTAAATCATGTTTTATCCCCTTCGCGGAGTATTGACCATTTCCAAGTACACAAGTAACTAAAGCAGCAATTTTTAAATTTGGTGCTTCAAATGTACATTTATCACTAAGGTTTATTAATTCAAAAATCACTGTTCAGTCCCTACCTCAAATCGTAAATCTAAGAAAGCTTGGTTCACTGGACCTACATAACGTGACCAGCCAAAGTTTTCTTGCCAAAACCACCAATTGTTCTGCTCGTCACGTTTCCACGGCGTTCCCTCAGAATCAGTGTGATTGGTTCCTAACGGCCAAACCTTTTTTTCTGAAGTCATGAAATCTCCTTTTGTGCATTGAATGCACGATCTAGAAATTTCTCTTCATCGGTTTGAGTGTTTACGATTTGATGCGGGGCATCTTGATTAATAAGACAAGTTGAGCACTGTTCTTCTTTAAAATCAGTGCATTTGCCTGAGCAGTGATGATTTGCTAAATTACTCACGTTCATTCTTCCAAGGGTTTGAACAGCCATAGACCATTTCCTGTTGGCGCAGGGAGTGGTTTTTTATTTCCAGCTAAGTAGATCAAGCTGGACTGATTTATCACTAGCATTTGTATGCCGCGATTTTTCGGCCCGTAAAGGCACTAATTCGAAGGTATCTCTGGTATACCCGTTATCTTTTGACCCACAAAAAACATTTCTGAGAAACTGGTATTCGGATTCAGCTTCTGAGACTTTTCTAGTGCAAATGTTTTTAATTACCTCGAGAGAGCTTTTACCTGCCATCTCACCTTCTACTTCTGAAATCTTTTTCTTACACATAGAACGGATGAGATTAGATAAGGAATTCTTGCCTTCTAGTTTGGCAATCCATTCCATCTTTGCTTTTTCTTCTAAAGTTAATTTCGATGATGCATTTGCAAGAAGTTTTTCAGCCATGGTTATGCCTCATACATTCCTAAAATTGGTTTTTATGCAGATCGATTTAATTGTTTTGTCTTGGATTCCTCATATTCTCTTTTCTGTTCAGAGGCAACTAACGCGTCTAAAGCAACACCTTTGTTATAAGCAACTTCTTTTTGTTCGCCACTTGCAATTTTTGAAACAGAACTTTGAGAAATCCCAGTTCTTTCTGAGATTTGCTGTTGAGTCAAACCTCGACTATTTGAAAGGTAAATAACCTTATCTTGAATATTCATGCACATATAAATGCCTCCGTGTTAAGGCATATTTTTATTCACTAATGAATAGTTGTCAATACATTAATGAATTGTTTCACAAAAAATATTCATTTTTGAATAAAATTAGCTATCCATCTTGGAGTTGGAAAAATGCACCTTCAAAAAAACGTTAAGTACCTGTTAAAAAAATACAGCACTACTACTACAGGTCTTAGTAAAAAGTCTGGAGTACCACAACCTACACTTTTTCGTTGGGAGAATGGGCAATATAAAGAACCAAAGATATCTACCGTTGAAAAATTAGCCTCTTGGGCAGGCTATGATGCCAATACACTGCTCAATAATGACTTAGAAGCCATTGATAATATTAATAATGATTTAGATGAATTGGTGTTAGATAACAATGTAAATCTATCAAATAAAATCAAATTAGATGGAGAGCAAATTCCAGTTATTTCTTGGGTTGCAGCAGGTTCATTTACAGATGTTCAAACAGTATTGAAGGACACTGAAGTACTTGAATGGCTTCCACCAATGAAGAAAGCTGGAAAAAATGGTTATGGACTTATTGTAACTGGTACATCAATGTTACCTAAATTTGAACCAGGTGATCGAATATATGTAAATCCAGACTACCCAGTTTTTGATTTAAAAACCAATGATTTAGTAATTGTTTCTTGTGCTGGTGATACACAAGCTACATTTAAGAGATTAATAATTGAAGATGGAGAAGAAAAATATTTAGAGCCACTAAATACTAAATGGCCTGAACAAATTATTAAGCTAACAGAAGAATGTAAGTTGGTTGGTAAAGTCGTTGGTATGCATAGAGAGTTTTAAGGATAAATAAGATGTTGAAAGTAACTGAATTTCAAGGAATTAATACTGTTTTAACAACTTTTGCAGAAGAAGTTATAAAAACTCAACCTGAATTAGCTGCTAATATTCTTTTAAATATTAAAAATATTTCTAATGAACACCATCCGTTAGTTGAACAATCTTTCATCTTAGATAATTTTGAAAACCATGATTTAGCATCTTTAAATATAAAAGAAGCTTTAAATAGTTTTAATCATGAGTTAGCAAGATTAATGATTTTGACTAAAAATAATTTGATCAAAAACTAAAAATGATTGGATTCCGTTCAATTGAATGTTAACCCTTGTAAATACATGTAAATATATACGAAATACTCAGTTTAATACTGGGTATTTTTTTGCCCTAAATAAATCATATTGGTTACTTTATATACAATTAATTCATTAGTGAATAATTTGTTGTTGATTTAATCTATTCATTGATGAATAATAATTTCACCAACACATCTCATGGTGAATAAAAAATGAGTCAATTACGCTCCACAGATTGCGAAGAATTTATCAATGACATCGATGGCGGAGCCTTTGCAAAACAACTTGGCTATGCAGTTAGCAAGGTTGCAAGTGCTGCTGTTGATACACAAAAAGTCGGCGAGATCACAATTAAATTAAAGTTCTCTAAAGGCGTTGGTCACAACAACGTTACTGTAGAGCACAAACTAATTTCAAATGCCCCACTCCCAAAAGGTAAAAGTGTCGAAGAACACGGTGACAAAACACCTATGTATGTAAACACACGTGGTGATGTATCGCTTTTTGCTAAACACACTGACCAGCTTTTTGAAGAAAAAGCTTAATTTTTAAAATCTTTTTACTCAACTAAAGGAAAGACCTTCATGTCAGAAAAAATCGAAATCGAAAAATTTCTAGGTTTAGCTAAACCTGTAATTCAACTTGAGCGTGGTCAGCTTGTAGCTTTGCATCATGACTATAGCGTTGTAGCTGCTGAAAAATTTATGGAAGCTCGCTTCCGTCCTCATGGGGAATTTACTACACCAACATTTAATGACTTTAAGGATTTTGTAATTGCAGAAGGCGGTAAAGATACACCAATTTTTGTTAATCAAAATGACGTAAAAGCTATTGCAGTTCTTAACTTCCATGGCGAAGGACAAACCCAAGGCCATTGTGACTACTTAGCTTCTTTATGTTTAGAATCAACTGTTGTATGGAAAAAGTTGAATCAACTTAAAGACAATAAATTAGATCAACGCAACTTTGCTGTTTTCATTGAAGATTGGGCTCAAGTACTTAATGCATTTGATGAAAATAATAATGTCATTGATATTAAAGATGCCCTTGTTGCAGTACGAAATATGCAAATTGAAGCATCGACTACTAGTAACGCTGAAGTAGAAAACACACGTCAGGTTCAATCTGAAATGGCCCAAATTGCAGCATCTGCTAAAAAAGGCGTATTACCGGCTTATTTCACCATCCAAGATTCAGCTTACTTAGGTCTTGCAGAACGAGAAATCAAATTACGTTTAATTGTGAATAGCTCTGGCAGCACACCTCAGTTTGCTATTCAAATTGTCAAAGAAGAGTTATTACGTAATGAAATTATTGAAGATTTCAAAGAAGAAGTAATAGCTTTACTTCCTGAAAACCCTGTACGAATTGGGTCATTTAAATCTTAAAAAATAATAAAAGCCCTGAAAACTTTTGAAGGCTATCGGGGCTTTTTTCAACCAATACGACGCAAACGTCCAGAGGTAATCTCTCATGGATAACAACCTGAACAAAGTTACAGATGAACAAGGCTTAATTAGCGTTACAGAGGCATTGCGAGCTATGGCTTGTGGTCGTCTTGTTCAATATACAAGTGAAGACTTTCCTAATTGGAAGGACTTAGAAATCACAAAAATTAATGCGAAAGACTTTATTGATGAAGAGCGCATTAAAAAGAACAGTTTTAAGTACAGATATAAACCTTCGTTAATCTCTGTAAACGCTGAACTAACACAAATGAAAAAGCCTCAATGACTTTGGACGGCTATCGAGGCTTTTTCTACCAATACTGTACGTATCAAGGCAAATTATTATGAATCAGAAATATATAAACAGTCAATCTGCCCCATCTACACCTATTTGTTTCGTGCCTGAACTTAGCGGGAATAAAACAAATAAACCAGCTACTTCTAAACTTTATCAGCATCCATCAGCAGAGGATCTAAAGTTTAAAAAAGATAGTAAATGGCCGTATGTTTTACTCTTCCTCGTAGTTAGTGCAATAGCTGTTGCATTTATTTATGCATGTGATGCAGAGGCTCAAGTATGTGAGCAAAAAACAAAACAATGGCAGCATCAATTTAACTCAGATGAACCAATTGAAGTTCAAGTACGTGTTGTTAAATCAGGTGGTGCCGAATGAACACTAACTTCCTTCGTGGCTCTAGACGTTATAACAATAGCCCAAATGGTCCGACAAACAATAAATCTTTCCGCGAGTTTAAGGGGAAAGATGAAGAGCGTGGTTTATACAAAGTACGCTTAGGCCATACGGTTTATGCAGCAAATCACACTTTAACTCGCGTTTATACAATTGATGAAGCTGGTGAATTAACTCCTGTTTCTCAATATACGTTAGATACAAAAGAGTGGATTCTACGTAATTTACAAACCGAAATTAAATATCGTAGAGGTCGTGAGTTAGATCAAATCCTTAGTAGAACGCACATCCCCTCACCGGATCGTAAAGATTATAAAAAACGTCGTGGTTTTCTTGGTACACGCTAGTTGGGGATATTTATGTTAGTTATTAAATCTTTTCGCGTGATTTATGGAACATGTCCAAGATGTACTAATGACAAATGCACTTTAGGTGTTAGTCATTCTGGCTCTGGTGCTCAATGGGAATGTCACAACTGCGGCTTTTGCTGGCCTAACAGCTAACTGGTGCCTGATCGATGAAAGCAATTATTTTAGATACTGAAACCAATAAATTAAATGGTTATCCAATTGAAATCGCGTATACACCTTTTAGCTTAGAGAATGGTCAATTATTAGTTCATAAAGATGAGGCTTTTAACCGTTTCTATTCTTGTCCTGAACCGATTGATTTAGAAGCAATGGCTGTACACAACATTATTGAAGCGGATATTGAAGGTCAACCAAGTTGCGAATCGTTCCGGTTACCTGAAGGAGTTGAATTTATTGTCGGCCACAATATTGATTACGACATCAAAGCTCTAAATAAATGTGGACCAGCAATTAAGGCAAAGACTATATGTACTTTAGCTTTAGCAAGGGACGTATGGCCTGATTTAACAAGTCATAAATTGGCTGTTCTGTACTATTTCGTAATGAGTAACCGTGAAGAAGCACGCAAGCATTTAAGACATGCACATTCAGCACGGGCGGATGTTTATTTTACTGGGATTATCCTTATAGCTCTAATTGAACGACTAGGAATTAAAGACCTTAATTCTTTATACCTTATGTCTGAAGCAGTTCGTTTACCCAAAATAATGACTTGGGGTAAACACAAAGGAACACCTCTTAAAGAATTACCGCGCCCATATATCTCATGGCTACTGAATAAAGAAGACCTTGACCCACATTTGCGTAAAGCGCTTCAAAATATTTAAAGGTTAGCAACTATGAAACCTACTCTATTTACGCCTGAAACATGGGCGGAGTTTACCCAACAACTCAAAAATTCTTGGGAAAATGATAACGCTGGTACAGATTCACCTATTTTCGTTGTTCAAGAAAAAAAGATTGTTTGGGGTTTAGATCCGGCTAGTGATTCTGTAGAAATCACTAATATTGTAGATGCCGATGATGAATCAACATATAAATCAATTGATGATTTTTTTGAATCTCTTAAAGCTACAGATAAGCATGCTTTAAATGGTTTAGCAATTGAAGAGGAAGATGAACTTTTCCTCGATGTAAAAGCTTCTACTCAAATAAACATTTTATCTGATTGGAATGAACGCAATATTCATATCTGCCATGGTAAATATTTTTGGGAAGATGTTAATTGCCATCTAACTCGTTCAGCTGCAGATGCATTTATTAAACGTAAATCGCATGATTTCGGTGAGTTGCGGGTATTTGTTAAGTCACTTTATTGGTGTGAGGAGTTTAAGAATTTACTTAACGCAATTATTAGCGGTGAAGTAGGTTTGACAAGTATAGATGACGACAACATCCTAAACGTTTTGGGACCAATTGAACCCAAAGCAGATAAAGAAATTAACTCAACTCAAGCAAAAAAATCTGCGAAGAAGGCCAATAACAAAGAGGAAAATTGGACTCGTTACCATAATGACAAACCTGTTGAGTCTCCTTTAGCTGGCCTTATTGAAAAGCTAAAGAAAACTAAAACTGCAGATGCAGCTAATAGTCTCATTGAGGAAACGAAAGACTGGTCTTCTGAAGATCAAAAATCTTTTTTAACTGAGTTAAATAAACACTTAGTCATTATTGCTGGTCAATCAAAAGAAAATATTTCTATTGGGGAAAAGATCAGACAAGCAAAGGACCTGACTACATTAGATGCCCTTGAAATTGATATTTCAGAAGCAGATGAACGTATTCAAGAACCCCTAATGGAGCTGGTTGTAAAAAGAAGAAAAGAACTTGAGGTTGAAGGAAACTTTTTATTGGAGTCGCCTCAATGATTCAAATTTATAACAGCAAAACTAGAACTTTTACTGTGATAGGTAAACGAACCCAAGTTTTCTTAAATGTATCACTTAATGAAACTGAAGCTTTGCTCTTCAAAGCGAAACTTAAAGATTCTATTTGGAGATTCTAACATGATGAAGTACATCCCTGACTCAATGTCATACCCATTCACTGTTTGGATGTCCGAAAGTGGTTTCTATCCTTCTTATAAAAAAGGATACATCGTTATGAAGCGTGGCAAAGAAGTGGCAAAGATTTCTTTAATAGAAACAAAAAAAGGTTTCGAAATGAATGAAGTCTGTCAAAAAAGATTTACTTCATTTTGCCGGGTTTGGATGAATAAGGATAAACGTTTTATTAACCAGCTTCGAATGCGTGGCATTTCTAATTCAATGAAATTCAGTTATCAAAAGGTGGCAGCATGACAGATTTGTTAAGAAGTGAATTTGAGGAACTGCCAGAGGTTAAGCAATGGATTGAGAGATTAATCTATGGTGATAATTCTGAAGTTTACATAATGGTAGATGAAACAGAAGAAAATAATGCCATTGCTACATGGATAAATGGAGCATGGTTTGCTTGGAAATTAAAAGCCAAAGCTCAGGCGGTGCCAACTTGGATCAGCGTTAAAGATGAAGAGCCACCATTAGATACATCGGTTCTTATTTGTTGGGCAGATGCTCCTGATGTTACCCCAGAACAAGACTATATGACTATTGATGAGGATTTAAATAGCGTATGGGCAAATTATCAAAATGACCCACCTTCTCACTGGATGCATTTTCATAGTGTGCCAAACGTATCTGGAGCTGCTAATGAGTAAATCGACATTATGGGCTGTTGCAATGCGACCTGAAGGTTACTGCCCTTTTAAACAAACCCCAGCAACTTCTAAAGAGATAGCTGAGAGAGCTGTTGAACGTTATAGAAAAATGCATGAAAAAGAAGGCAACAACTTTTTCTTAGAAATTTTCGATGATGTGATCAAAGTCCAGAAATGGCACGGTTCCCGTAAAGATCATATTAAAAATCTATTTTATGTAGAAAGTTGGTTTAGTGAACCTATGTACCAATGCTTTGATTTGAAGACAGCTGAACGTGTTTTTAAATTTGATGAAATAGTAATTTGCTACAAGAAAGGTTCTGCCCCTCTTGTAACCAAAAGCTTTGATGAAGCAAAACTATTTTATGGATATGGAGCTGAGGAATGAAATATCAAATACAACCAACACAAGTACCGGATGATTTAAATAGCTGCTGGTTCCATCCT